CCAGGGACCGTTCATATTGCGCAATTCTTCGCAGGCATTCTCAACGAGTTCGCCGTGGCATGGCCGGCAATCAGCATCAGTGACCCACGCACGCAACTCCAGGCAATGGCTGCATGTTCTGAACGATCCGGGGTCGCTGTCCCAAACACCAAAAACGTATTCGTGATCGGCGCCAGGGGCAATCGGGCCACAGCACTCGTAACAGGTGTGAGCCTTTCTGGCGCGTTGAATTTTCGCCCGGTAAACGGCGGGTTGGTCGCAGTCGCAATCGCAGCTCACGCCTCCACCTCCCCAGCCTGAGCCTCCACCCCAACGCCATACACCGCTCTGGTCTGGCTGTCCCAAGGCCCAACCGCCGCTCGCTTGAGCGCAGCCACGACCGTGCTAATGGCGCCATGCCAGGCCTTCCCCTCTGCCCCGCTATGGCCGCCCGAGTAATCGTGGCAGCCCTCGGCCAGGCGGATGGCGTCTAGGAATGTGGGGCGGGCCGCATCCTTAGGCGTTGGATCTGGCGGGGTGGCGGAGCGGGCGGGCAGTCCGTGGTTGACCAGCATTGCGGCGGCCCGCTGCAGAAGATCGTGGGTTGATGACCCTGGCGAATAAAGGCCACATTCCTTGACTAGCAGGGCGCTTAGGTTTGCCGCCATCGCCTGATCGGCGGCCAAATCCTCCGGCGCTGGCGGGGCGGCGTTAAACGCTTTGGCCCAGTCCTGGCCTCCACCCCAACGCCATACGATGCGCTGCGCGATGTCAGAAACTGAGTCGGACTCTGTGGTCTCGGCATCCTTAACCGGGTGACGCAACCCAGCCACAAGCTCCAGGGCCTCCAGCCGGCGGCAGAGCGCGGCGATGGTGCTGGAGTAGCTGTCCACGAACTTTGCAACATCTTGATCGTGCTTATCGGCGCGGGCGATCAGGTGCAGTAGCGCCTGAGCGTCACGCTGGCCGGCATCGGCGGCATAGTTGGGCCAGGTCAGGGTTTGGGGAGGAAGGGGAAGGGGGCTCATAATTAACAGCCAAAGGCAAAGAATTAAAGAGTAAAAGGGTAAAGAATTAGTCCTGGGGGAGGCAGACCACACGGAAACCGATGCCGAGGCCGTAGCGGCCGTCCGGGTGGAAGCCGTTGCGGGAAGCCGAGCGGCAGAACCCGGGGTTGTTGTTCCACGACCCGCCGCGCAACAGCCGATCAGGAGAGGCAACAGACGCGGAAACCGATGCTGTAGTTGCGGTTGTCCGGGGGGACGCAGTTGACGCGGGCTGCCGCTCGGCCGCCCGCGGGGAGGCTGCCCCACGACCCGCCGCGCAGCACTTTCCCAGGCTGTCGACCTCCGTCCAGGCCCCACCGTCGGTCGGTGCCCCGTCGTAATTGTTGTGCCATTCATCCAGGCACCATTCCCAGACGTTGCCGTGCATATCATGCAGGCCCCAGGGGTTGGCGGGGAAGCTGGCCACCTCTGTTGTTTGCGCAGTGCCGCAATTAGCCAGCTCCGGCGTCAGCGTGGCCCCGAAATGAAACGGCGTGGTGCTGCCGGCGCGGCAGGCGTATTCCCACTGGGCCTCGCTCGGCAGCCCATAACGCTGACCCGTGCGCTGGCTCAACCGGCGGCAGAACTCCAGCGCATCAAACCAGCTCACCATCTCCACCGGACGGTTTGCACCCTTGAAATATGAAGGATCGGGGTCCAGGTCGCGCTCCTGCTTCTGCCAACCCGCCACCGCCCGCCACTGAGCCTGGGTAATCGGTGTCTGGGCCATGAAGAAAGAGGCCAGGGTCACCTCGTGCTGGGGGCCTTCAACCCTTGATCGGCTAGACTCGTTCGCGGGAGAACCCATCAGAAACCTGCCGGCGGGGATGAGGACCATTCGTATCAGGCTGTCATCTACCGGGGCGGCCGGTGCTGTTAGATCGTTGACCCCACGCTCCAGGGCCTCCAGCCGGCGGCAGATCGCGGCGATGGTGTGGGTGTAGCTGTCCACGAATACTGCAACATCTTGATCGTGCTTATCGGCGCGGGCGATCAGGTGCAGTAGCGCCTGAGCGTCACGCTGGCCGGCATTGGCGGCATGATTGAGCCAGGCCAGGGTTTGGGAAGGAAGGGGAAGGGGGCTCATAATCAACAGGCAGGGGTAAAGAATTAAAGGGTAAAAGAGTAAAGAATTAGTCCTGGGGGAGGCAACAGACGCGGAAACCGATGCCGTAGATGCGGAGGCCCGGGAGGTGGAAGTAGCGGAAAGCCGAGCGGCAGAGCCTGGGGTTGAAGTTCCACGACCCGCCGCGCAGCAGCCGATCAGGGGAGGCAACAGACGCGGAAACCGACGCTGTTGAGGGCATAGTCGGGATGGTCGTGGCTGCGGTAGGCCGAGCGGCAGTCCCTGGGGCCGTTGAGCCAGGAGCCGCCGCGCAGCACTTTCCCAGGCTGTCGCCCTCCGTCCAGGCCCCACCGTCGGACGGGGCCCCGTCGTAGTTTTTGTGCCATTCATCTAGGCACCATTCCCACACATTGCCGTGCATATCATGCAGGCCCCAAGCATTGGCAGGGAAACGCCCCACGTCGGTAGTTTGCTTAGCGTCGTAGTTGGCCAGCTCCGGCGTCAGCGTGGCCCCGAAATGAAACGGCGTGGTGCTGCCGGCGCGGCAGGCGTATTCCCACTGGGCTTCGCTCGGTAGGCCGTAACACTGGCCCGTGCGCTGGCTCAACCGGCGGCAGAACTCCAGCGCATCAAACCAGCTCACCATCTCCACCGGACGGTTTGCACCCTTGAAATATGAAGGATCGGGATCCAGGTCGCGCTCCTGCTTCTGCCAACCCGCCACCTCCCGCCACTGGGCCTGGGTGATCGGTGTCTGGGCCATAAAGAAAGATCCCAGGGTCACCTCGTGCTGGGGGCCTTCATCATCTGATCGCCCCGGCTCGTTCTCAGGCGAACCCATCAGGAAGCTGCCGGCAGGAATAAACGCCAGCGGGATTAGGTCTGCTACTGGGGGCTTGGCTGCTGCAGTTGCTTGGGGCTGATAATCGGCGTCAATTTTCACCAGCTCGGTCAGTGCGGCGGTAGCGCTAGCAAATAGGGCCAGATCGTTTTGAGCGCGGACAAACTTCACAGCAAACTCAAAGCCGGCGCGGCTAGAATCAAAGGTGCTCATGATTGTCCTCGGTGGTGAGTTGATCGCGTTTTATGTGATCGGGCAGGGGCGGCAGGGGCCCGGTCATGCCGTTGTCGGTGGCCCAGAGGTAGACACCCCTCACCACCTCGCCCTCGTATGGGCTGTAACGCACCAACCGCCGCAGCGCCTCCCTGGCCGTCGCCAGTTCCCCCGCAGTTCCCGCACGCACTCTGGGCAGCCCCAGGCGTTAGATGGTTGCTGCCCGTGTGTGGGGCATTTCCGGAGGCGATAGGCCGGGCCAGCTAGGGCTTCAATTTTTAACCGCCTTGATTCCGCCAGAATGGACAACTCTTGATTGATCGCGGCCTTTACAACGACCTGCTCTCGCAGTCGCCGATTTTCCGCCTCCAGCCTGCGGATCGTCCGCCAGGGGCTCAGCCAGCGAGTGAGGGCCTGGAAGGTTGGCGCTGGTTGGGGGTTGCCGGGTGGTCTGGGTGGGCGGGGAAAGCAGAAGGGTCGGGTCATGGTTCAGTTGCAGTGGGTTGATTTGATGGTGTCACCTGGCGAAACTCCACAACCCATACATACGGGTTAACGTCCCAAGATCCGGGGCCGTTGATTTTTTCCCAGAGCTTGCGATATGCGCAGACAGCGGTTTTGCCCGCAATGTCAAGGTTTTTGGGGTCAGCCGTCCACCATGCGCCAGGTTCACCCTGCTGCAATGACAACTCGCAGACCCCCTCTGCCCGTGCGTCTGCTTCGCTGATGTCCTGCAGCCGCTCCACCCGCACGGCGGTGATCTCTAGGGTGATCCGGCTTGCCCAGCGGGGCATGAAGATTGATGGGCGCCACTTAGTTGGCTCAATGTCTAGCCCAATGTCTTCAGGGGTAAAAAGTTGACAGACTTCTTCCCACTCAACAGGCAATTCAACTAAAAAGTTGTCTGCCTTGTATCTACATCTGCAAGGATATGCCCCTGGGTCAATCCAGTCGGGAAACCAGTAACGATGAGTCTCCCGAACCCATAACTGATCCGCAGGCAGATCGAAGGGTGCAAAGGCGGGTTTGCCGTATGGGCATTTGATGTTGATTATGGTGCTTAGACTATCCCCAAATCCTGCAACATAATGATTGCAATCATCTATTGAATGATTAAATTCGATAAAATGCCAGCCTTTACTGTTTAGCTGCCAGGGTTGCAAGGGGGGCAGCTTAACGATGCGCCGCGTCTGCGTTTTCTGGCCGGCCTGAATGGCGCGGACCATTGCGCCCTGGAACAAGATCGGGCGCTCCCTGCCGGGGCCGGTCATAGCTCCACCCCCAGCGCCCGCAGGATCGCGGTGCGCTCGTCTGCGCGGCCAAGGGCGTAGATGGCGCGGCGTGCGTCATCAGCCCAAAAAATGCGATCCCAAACCTTCAGCAGATCTCCATCCGTCGCCACCGGCTCGGCAAAGGCCAGCAGGGCGGCCGTGCGCCAGACGTGCTCGCCGTCGTTCAGGTACTTAGCAATCGCAGCCCGCTTCCATCGCTCCATCAGCTCGTCGCTCGGCATCTCAGCCGGGGCCGCCGGCTCGCTGCCTGGCGCGGGAGGATTGGAGCTACGGCGGCCCAGCCCCTTGATCAACCGTTGCAACCAGTTCACGCTGCCACCCCCAGACCGCGTGTGCGGGCGAAGTGCAGCGTCCACTCGACGACATCGGCGCCGGGATTGACCCGCTTCCAGGCGTCGTACTCGGCCCGTAGGACCACGGTGCTGAGCTGATCGGCGGTGGGCTGGTCGTCAGCGGCCAACAGGCGATCCTCCAGGGCGCTGACGCGGTTCAGGAGGTCGTCCCATGCCTGGGCGGCGGGAGGCTGCTCTAGGAGCCCCTGCTCAAGGTGTGCGATGCGATCAGCAAGTGCTGTCATTTTGATTGAGGCGGTGGTGGTCGGCTGCTGCCGTCTCCAGATCGTAAGCCATGGATACCGCTTTTGTAAAGCCGTGGGGCGATTGCGCAGGGTCAGCGCCCACCCACAAACTCGGCTACCACTCGATCGGGTGCAACCGGCTTGAGTTCACCGCCACGGGCCAGCGCGATCAGATCATCCGCCCAAGCGGGGTTGCGCACGGCCCATGCAACGGCAAGCACCGCACCATCGGTCTCCATGGTCCAGAAGCCTTGAAGGGCCTTCTCGAACCACCATCTACCAACCTTGAGTTGCGCCGGGGTCCAAACGCAATCGTCAATCCCTTGCGCACGCAACCTGTCAACGGTCTGCGCAATGCGCTCAACGTGGGCCTGGCGCTGCGTTGCGCTCATCTGCCATGGCTGGTTACCTTCGGCGACGCCGGGAGGCAGCCTACGCACCTCAACCGGGGTGTGCTCTGGCCGCTGATCAACCAGCTCATGGAACCGCGATGGATCCGCCATCCTGCTGGCCAAGTCACGCCGCAGACCCCGCTCAAACATCGGCAGATCGGTCACCACCTCCTGGCCACGCTCGGTGCGAGTGGTGCGCTTCACCGGGTACAAGTACCGCAGTAGGGCGATATGCGGCGGTGTTTCCCTGGGAAAATTGGGGTCCAGCGTTCGCTGCTGAGCTGCGTACAGCAGCATCTCGCTGTCAAGGTCGAGCTTTGCTCGATCTGGGAATGTGTCCCAAGCGGTGACAAGCGCGGCTGGGGTAAGGGTCTTGGCCATGGGGAATAGCTGCTGCATCCCTGACATGACCGCCTGAAACTCTTCGGCCTCGATCACTGGATCACCTCGCACAGCACGGTCTGTTGAGATGCAATGCCGGCTGCGGCGGCGGCCTTGCGGGCGTCACGGGCCTTGATGTAGGCCACGGCCTGCGCAGCGGCTTCGTCCTGCGTCTGGCGGCGGTTGTTGCTGGCTTTGGTCATGCCGCCGTACTTGGTTCCGTAGAGCTGCCAGTTGCTGTACTTCAGCGACTGCCAGGGCTTGCCGTCAATGCTGGCGTTGATGCCGTCCTGCAGTTGCCCTCGCAGGATTTGGGTGCCACCTAGGGGGTCTTGCTGGATTTGTCGAGCCTGTCCCAGCATCCGGGTCCAGGCTTCTGGGGTCTTCTGGCCTGATCGTGTTGGCCAGAAGGCCAGCAGATCGGTGGTAACGGCGGCGAGGTCTTGCGGCACGTCATCCGCTGACGGCTTGAACCTGGGTTTACGGGGCTTCACGGGTTTGGGCGGTGGTGGTGGCTCGGCAACGATACCGCCTTCCTGGGTGCTGGGAACCGCAGCGATCTGGGTCAAGGGCTCAGCCGGGAGCGCTTCCTGGTGGTCCTCCCGTGCGCTCCCCCCGTTGGGGGGTAAGGGGGGTTCTAACTCTTGTTCAGTTCCTCTTGTTAAATCCCTCTTGTTAGGGTCCCCCTTTTGGGGGAGGGGGGGGATCCCCCTTTTGGGGGAGGGGAGGGGTCCCCTTTTTGGGGGGTCCCCTTTTTGGGGGAGGGGTCCCCCTTTTGAGGGAGGGGCCTGCTCGTATCTCACATGAAAAAGCGCCGTCTGCCCCACGCGATCAACACGACTGATCCAGCCGTTTTCCACAAGCCACCGCAGGCTTGATCGAACGTGGTCCTCCTTCATGCGGCACTCCATAGCCAGCCGAGCGATTGATGGGAACGCCTGGTCGTTCTGGCCGGCGTAGTGCCACAGCCAGGAGTAAACAAAGAGGGTCCCCTTGCGATCTGCGCAGGTTTCGAGCAATGCGATCGGCACCTGGGCAAAGCGCGGCCGCGTGATACGTGCTGCCGGCTCAACAGCGCCTGAGGCTTGTGTCATGTAGAATTTTGCCGAAGTGGTTTGATCAAAGCCTCATGCGCCCTGGCAGGCCGTGAGGCTTTTTTATGCCTGGCGCCGGGTCAAGCCCTGGCCAGCACGGTCCCACCATAGGTCAGCCGCAGCGATCCGCTACCCTGCGGGACTAGGCGGTTAGAGTGCTGCGGGGCCTGGTTCAGAGGCGGCGTCACCCTGGAAACACCCACGCGGCACCCTTGTCCGCGATGGCAGTCCTTTGTCGTGCCGGATCATCAAAAACAAAAAGCTCCCGCCCTGCCAGACCTCGGCCACGTCGATGGCGGTTTGCTGGCAGAACATCAGCCAGACCTGGCTTGCCTCTATGTTGCTGGTGACGAAAATGCGGATAGGCGTGGGTGTGGGTGTGGTCGGCATGGGGGTGTTTCGGTTTGTGAGGCACCTTAGGCGCTACGCTCGACAGACGGCTTAGGGGGATGGTAGAATTGCAAAGCCAGGGGAAATCCCCACGGCTGTCACCCTGGCGTCACCACCACTAGGCCCCTATGGCACACCAAGATTTTCCAGAGCTGACGTACGAGGCCAACCGCGTTTTGATGAGTACCTTGAAGGGTATTGATGTTTCCAGGCCTTATTGGGATCGCCGCTTTGCCGCTGCCGTGATCCGTGAAGCGATGGCGCAAGCTGGCTTTTGGAATATTAGCGAAGAATTCCCAAAGGTCGTACGCGCCACAGAACTGGAGGCCATCGCCGACAACCTGCACGCCCTGCCCCCACCCCCGCCGACGCGGGAGCAGATGGAAGAAGCGCTGCGCTCCCTGCTTGATAGCCTTGATTGCCACCCAGAAAGCCAATTAGCCCAGGAAGCAGCAATCCTTGCAGCCGGCATCGCTCACCACTGCAAGGTGCAGCCATGAGTGACACAACACCCGCCCACCGTGCCGGTTTTTCGGCTGAGCAGATTGCAGCCCTGGCGGCACCGCTTGATCGCGCCAACGTCAAGCAGCGCGAGCAGTCTGGCCAGAAACTCAGCTACATTGAAGGCTGGGTTGTAATTGCAGAAGCCAACCGCATCTTTGGCTTTGATGGCTGGCAGCGTGAAACTGTCACGCTTAAGTGTGTCTCTCAGCTAGAGCGACCAGTCGGCAAACAACAAAGACCCGGATGGGGTGTCACCTACAGCGCCCGCGTGCGCATCACCGTCACCGCTGGCGGGCTGCAGCCAATCATCCGCGAAGGCAGCGGCGCTGGTCACGGTATCGACGTGGATCTAGGACAGGCCCATGAATCCGCGCTCAAGGAGGCAGAGACCGACGCGATGAAGCGGGCCCTGATGACTTTCGGCAACCCGTTTGGCCTGGCTCTTTACGACAAGCTGCAGCGGGAAGTAGAGGGTGATGCCCCGCCTGCGTCAAGTTCCCAGCGACCGTCTTCGCAGCGAACCCAACAAGCGGCCTCTTCTGCTCAGCGCCATTCAGCTGCAGCCGTTGTTCGACGGGGGACCCCTGCTGGCCAGCCAGCCTCTGCCACCCAGGCACCCAGCAGCGCCGCGCCACCCAGCACCACCACCCAGCCCCTTAGCGGCCCTGCGGCCACCACTGCGGCGGCTATCACAGCGTGCCAGGAGGCGGGGCTTACCGGGCTTGGTATCGCCGCCATGTGCCACGAACTGAGCGCCGGGGAATGTGGGGCTGTTGCAGGCTTGCCACTGAAAACTCAGGAGAAGCTGATCAAAAACGGGGTATCTGCCGCATCTACTGCTAAGTGGAACGCCGCCGGGGCTAATGCCGCAGACTCTACCGCCGAAGCCGAAGATTCTGATCCTCCGATGACGTAAGGCGCTCCCGTCGCCGCTTGATTAATCCTTAGCGCTGGCCCTAGCCGTGATGCGGCACGAAATTGAACAAAAGGCAGCGGCTGATATACTCAAGATCGACCAACAGATTGCCGCCCTGCAGGAAAGCGGCGCCGAGCCTACTTGATCAATGGCCCGCCGGGGCCAACCCGGCAACCTATCCCATCAACTACCGTCCATCCTCCAATGAACCTCTACAAAATTAGTCAAGACGCGAATAGCGGCTACGACACTTTTGACAGTGCCGTAGTGTGTGCTGAAAATGAAGAAATAGCAAGAAATATGGACCCTGCAGGTTCACCCGATGAAGATCTGCCAAACTTAATGGATTGGCATAATCACCCTGGGCGTCTTTGGTGTGAAAGCCCTGACCTCGTTAAAGTAGAATTGATTGGCAGCGCTGCGCCTGAACTGCCTCAAGGTGTTATTTGCGCAAGTTTTGGTGTTATTTGCGCAAGTTTTAACGCAGGCTGATTGTTACTTTCTTAAGACACACCCGACAACCTTCGTTAATCCCAATCATGGCATCCCTCAACGTCTGCAGCTTCACCGGTCGCGCTGGTAAAGATCCTGAAGTCCGTTACTTCGAGTCCGGTAAAATGGTTGCCGAGTTCGGCATCGCCGTTGAAGGCTGGAAGCGCGACGAAAAACCCCTTTGGCTTAACCTCAAAATCTGGGGCAAGATCGCCGACGTGGCAGCCAACTACGTGCGCAAGGGCAGCATGGTTGCCGTTTCTGGCAAGCTTGAAAACGAAACCTGGACCGATAGGGTATCGGGAGAAGAAAGGAGTAAGCCTGTCCTTAATGTCAAGGATCTCACCTTGCTGGATAGCAAGAAAGACTCAGATGCCAGCGGCTTCGGCGGGCCCGCCCCCGATGATGACGACGACATCCCATTCTGATGGAGCCCATCACCTTCCTAATTGAGGACATGGCGCCCGCACCCCAGGGCAGCAAGCGTCATGTTGGCAAGGGGGTGATGGTCGAATCTTGCAAGAACGTCAAGCCATGGCGGTTGTTGGTTGCCAAGACCGCCATAACCTTGTGCCAGCCTGCCTGTAACACCTGGGCGGACTGGCGATGGGTCGCGTGGTTGGCGTTGCGCCAAGCCCCCGATCTCACGGCGGCCGAACTGCTCAAGGTGGTTGGCCCTCGCCGGTATCAGATCACCTTGGCGGCCGTGAGCGAATTTCTTCCAGACCTCAGATCCTGCATGGCCCAACAGCATGCCTACGTGCTCCAAGGGCCAGTGCTTATGTCTGCGGTCTTTCGGTTCCAGCGGCCCGCCAATCACTACCGCAGAGATGGCACCCTAAAGCCATTGAATGAGGCTCTGAGCAGTGCAACCAGCCAAGAGGCGCCGCTGTATCACTGCGTTCAGCCTGACTGGAGCAAGCTGCAGCGATCCACTGAAGACGCGCTTACTGACGAGCTTTACCAAGATGACGCCCGGCTTGTTGGCGGCGCCTGTGAAAAACGCTGGTGCGTTGGCGACGAACGACCAGGGGCGCTGATCACGTTGATTCCCCTTAGCCGCCAACAGCGAAGCCCCTAACGAACAACGCCAGGGGCCCCGCCTACCACCACCGAGCTGCCTCGGTGCGCAACAGGAACCACCCCGCTGCTCCGCAATTGTAGCAGCAGCAAGTCCTACGGATTGTTGCTGCCGCACTCGCAGTCGCGCAACCGATGGGGTATGGTTTGAAGGTCGAAGCGATTCGACGCACCATTTACAACCACCCGGCGAGGACCCTGAGCGGCCCCGGTTGGTGATCCACACCCCAAAATCAATGAACACCACCATCAAGGCTGCGCTTCGGGCTGACTGGGCCCCTGCAATCGAATCCACTGCGCGTGCCATTGGCGTTGCGATTGCCTGCGTGATCGTCGCCGCCGACTGGCTGCGCTTCACCTGGCAGCACCCATGGGCAGGGTTGCGAGCGCTGGAGCTTCCCAACGCCGCTGCCAGCTCCCCTCAATCCGCTGCCAGCTCTCCTCGATCGGCGCTTAGCTCCCCTCAATCCGAGCGCGTGGCGCCCTTGTTGCTTCTCCCTGCCCCCGCGTTCCTGCTACTGGCCCCGGCACAGGAGCCGATCGCTCCGGCCCCAGCACCCCGCAAACGCGGACATCGCGCCACCCGGCAACCGAAGGTGGCGTAAGGGCAAAAAAAGGGGGCCCATCCCGGCCCCCCCCCTCGTCCTCTTGGGTATTTTTACCCAACCTCTTGCGGTTCACGCTCCCATGTGCTTGAGAGCTGACCGTTTGTGAGCGCTTCATGAGCCTCTTCCAGCAGCCCAAACGCCACCCCCAACGCAATCATTGAACGGCGATCACCCATTCGCTGGGTGCGCAGCTTCAACGCTTCGATACTGCGCCGCGCTTCCGTCACCAGTCCTACCGCCTGCTGTACCTCACGGGTTATTGGGCTGTACTGCTCAACTACAGGAGGGGCCACCGTGGTTACGGGTCGCACCGATGTCACGCGAGGCTCCTGCGAAGCGTTTGGCACCACCCGCACCACCTTGATCAGCTTGCTGGCCTGGTGCTCTCGCCATTGCTCGGCCGCCACCGGATCACGCCATTCAAACGCCGGGTGCAGTGGCGCATCTTCGGGGCGGGCTTCATCGACTACCGCCGCAGGCTTGATCGTGCCATCACGGCGGCGAATGCGGTCTAGTTCGCTGCCAGCCGTCTGGGCATCAATGCCTAGCACCTCATCGCCATCTTCGATCCTGAAAGTGAATTCGGGTTCATCTTTGGTGAAATTCATCTGATCAGTGGGTAAAGGGAATGAGGGGGCCCATTCAAGCCCCCATTCTGCTGCCATTTGGCATCTGCAACAACGCCGGCAATACCTTGCGGTGCCTTGCGCCGTCAATCCAGGCCACGCCTGCCGCGCAATGCCGTGCAACACCGTGGGCCGTCAAGCCAGGCCACGCCTGCCTCTCCTCTCCTTTCCTTGCCATGCCTTGCAAACCAGTCCTAGCCACGCCTGCAATGCCATATCTCTCCAGGCCACGCCGTGCCTTGCCGGTCCTGCGGGGCCAATTCCGGCCTACCGAGCCATGCCTGCCTCGCGTTACCAAGCCCATCGGTGCCCACCGGTCCACGCCACGCCTGCATCGCGCTGCCAAGCGCTGCCTTGCCTAACCATGCCTGCCGTGCCTCGAACGCACCTGGCCTCGCCACGCCGTGCCTGCAGTGCCGAGCAGAACCATGCCGGTCCACGCCACGCCTGCCAATCCGATCCTGGCCCATCCATCGCTGCCTCACCTGCCGCGCCTGACCTGGCAACGCCATGCCTCGCCTGCCGCGCCTGTTCGTGGCTCTCCGGGCCTTGCCTGCATCGCCGTACCTTGCACTATCCCGACCACGCCTAGCCAGCCGTGTCTGAACAGGCCGTACCTTGCGAAGCCATGCCTGCCATTCCGGGCCAACCTGACCGTGCCACTCCTGCCAATCCATACCACGCCCTTTCGTGCGGAGCCTTGCCTAACCGGCCGTGCCAGCAAAACCTTGGGACGCCGCGCCTTGCCTATCCGGCCATGCCAGGCCCTGGCTGCCGTAAAACAATCGCCAGGGCCACGATCAATCATCAAACAATCTCAAACAGCCCAAACCCAAGCCCTGCGCTGTTTTTGCTGTCGGGTCGTCCTTCGCCGATACCAACCTGAAGCCCCACTCGGCTGATCAAGTTGACCATGCTGGTTGCGGTAAACATCCCAGCGTCGTACCGGATTCGTAAATTTGCTGCCCACTCTCTATACATCGGACGGCAACGTAGATCAATTACACCCGTGGCATTACGAGTAGGAGCTGTCCACTCTTCTGCTTCGCCCTCCGTCAGCCTGACCAAGGGGGCTCCGTCAACCCGGTCAAAGCCATCGGCGTACACACTGAACGCCAATTTGGCGTGGGTCATTTTGACCTGCACGGTACGACAGGCGGAAATGGCGCCGTTCCTGAATGCGGCGGCATGGATCCCTTCCCATCCTTCCCCGGAGACGTGCTTGGCGCTCTCAAAAAGAGCGGTAAAATCCTTTGCCTCGCGCACCTTCTTGCCTCGGGCGGTGCTGCCCGCTTCCTGCGTGGCTCGCATCTGTTCCATAGCTTTTGCGCTGAAGCGATTGATGACCAATGGGCTGGTGCCCCTAATCTTGATCTCAATGAGCCTGAAGTCAGGGGCCTGAATAGTGATGGCCTCTTCTGGTGCCTGGGATTTGGCCTTGGTGGTGGTTGCCATGGTGGCGTTCTGAATGATGGAGTTTGAAGATTGGTGCCATGCCTGCCGCTGGCTGTAAGCCGTTGCGGTCTTGAAATGGTATCGTACGTAGGGCAATACGAAACCACCACCGATGACCACCGCTAAGGCCACGGCAAAAGCCAGCACCAAGGCCAAAGCCGCCGCAATCGCCAATGCCGCAGAGGCGATGCAAGACCACTACGCAGCTAGTGACACCAGCGAGGGCCTCTTCCAGGGCGCAACTGCTGCTGATTTCTTGGGCATCGGCACTGCCGCTGACGCTGCCACCACCGACGCCACTACCACTGCCCGGGACGGCGCCATCGTTCCAGCCGGTGAAGCCACCGCGATTTCTCGGTGGGAAGCCCTGGCTTTCAGGATCGCAGAAGCCGAAGAGAAGGCGCCCGCTAAGAAGTTCGACTACCGGGACGAATGGGGCAACAAGGCAGCCCGTTCCTGGGTCCACGATTTGCGGGGTATCAAGGGTTCAATAGAGCGCCACAGGAAGGAGGCCAAGGCCGTTCACTTGGAGCGTGGTAGGGCTGTAGACGACAGCGCCAAGCTGCTGGAGGCCGCCGTTCAAGGGCTGATCGAGCCCCACGAAACCGCCATCAAGGCGATCGAAGCCGAAGAGCAGTCCCGCATCGACGCCCACCGCGCCGTGCTCGACCGCATCGCCGCACTGGCTGATGCCGCTGGGGCAGAAGGGGGAGACGGCATCATTGATGTTGACGCCCGATTGGCAGAACTTGCGGCGATCGATACCAGCACCCTTGAAGAGTTTGCGCAGGCCGGTCTGAACCGCCAGGCCGAAGCCATTGAGCAGCTGGGGCTGTTGCGGGACAAACTGGAAGCCCAGGAGTCCCAGCGTATTGAACTAGAGGCCCTGCATGCGCAGGCCGCCGCCCGTGAGGACGCCGACCGCATTGCGAGACTGCAGCGGGAGGCGGTAGAGGCCGACCGGCTGGCCCGTGAGGCGGAAGCGGCAGCCCGTGTTGCCGAAGCGGAAGATCGGGCACGCAAGGAACGGGAGGATGCCGCTACCAGGGAAGCTCAGGCGCTGGCCCAGGTGGAAGCATCACGCATTGCGCAGGAGGCTGCCGAGCGCCGACTTGCGGAAGAGGTTGCAGCCAGGAAAGCGCAGGCTGCCGCAGAAGCTGAACGGTTGGAGCGTGAGGCTAAAGAGGCCATGGATGCCGCTGCCCTGCGAGACGCTGCCATTGCCAAGCAGCGCGAACTACGCGAAAGCCTCGTGGTCGAGCTGGCCGAGGCGCTGGCCACCATGATTCCCGAAACCGCTGCTACTGCCATTGTCGATGGCACGCTGCACCCAGCGGTTCAAATTGATTGGGCACTGGTTTTTCCATCAGATGACTTCTGTCCGTTTTGACCCAGGGACCCAAGTACCACCACCATCGCCCGTCATGCTCACCTGCCCCCACTGCGGCATCGCAATCCGCGATCAACCGCGCACCAGTCCTGACGACCAACCACTAGACGGCGAATCCGCCCGCCAGTTGCAGCGCATTGAGGCCGAACTGGCGCGGGTGAGGGCTGTGATGGAGCCGCATCCTGCCCCGGTGCCAATCGAGGATCTGAAGCTATCGACGCGGGCTAACAACGCGCTGAAGCGCAAAGGGGTTGACACCTTGGCCACGTTGCTCACCTACAGCAACTTCGACCTTCTGGACATTCGCAACTTCGGCCCCAACTCACTAGGCGAAGTGCAGCTGGCCTTGCATTTGCGAGGCTTGAGGTTGCGGAAAGAGCGATTGCTGCCACGGATTGGACGGGCTCGCAGTTGATTAAACTCAGTCCACAATTCCCATCCAATACCACCATGGAAATCACTGAAGACCCAATTGCAATGGAAGCCATTGCATTCCTGCAAGAAAAAGGCTACTCGATTGAGCGGGTTTTACTTGCAATGGACGCTAAGCCGGTAGCAGAAGTGAAGGCCGAGGATCTTCCACCGTGGCCCGTTGGAACGGTGGTCAGAGACATGAAAACCAAATGCAGGATTGTCTTGAGGCATCCTCTTGTACGCAGTGATGCCTACGAATTTGTATGCGAAAATGCGCATGGAGAAAAGCCGCATCCTGACTATTCTTATATCTGCAACGAGCCCTGGTGCCGATGCCGGAGTTGATCGGCGTCGAGTAGCCGGTAGCCTGATGCTGCCGAGTCCATCCACACACTAAAGGAACTAACAATGGAAACCTGCAAAACCTGCAAACATTGGATGCCGTATTCCGATAAGTACCCAAAAGGACACGCAAGCGAGGCCAAAAAAGCTGGCGGGCTATGCCAAAGCGAGAAGCTGGTTGAAGACTTGGGAGATGATTATGGCGCGGATATGTTGATCTATGAATATTTAGAAGGCGGCGGGTTCTGGACCGGCCCTGATTTTGGTTGCGTGCATCACCAGTCAGCTGCTGCCAACGACGAATAACCCCACGGCATCACGGGGCTTACGGCCCCCTGCTGCCCTGCAGCTACCACCCTTTCACCACTAGACATGTTTGATCCAAACAGCATCACGCCACCCACCGAACTGATGGCTGAGCGTATGAACAACATTCACGCACATTGTTATGTCGACTACACTTTCTTCGCCCGCTGGGGCGCCGCCCAGGCCGTCGAGGCGCTGCGGCATCAGTGGCCGGAGCCGATTACGGATAGGCCGCCGACGGAGGCGGATGGGAATGAAAGTGGGTTCGTGCAATTCCTGGGTTCCAGTGGATGGCAACTTACGCACTGGCATGATGCTCGCCGGACAAAAAGGGGGTGGCTCCACATCCCCGACTGGCACCCAAGGCCCGAGCCCACGCGGAAGCAGAAGGCGCGGGCTCTACTGGACGCAGTCAGCATTCACTCTGAGCCCTTCACAGCGGAACAAGTCGAGCTGCTCCGTCAGGTTGTGGAGTCGGCGCCGGAAGCCACGCCATGACCGCCCCAAGCCACTAAGCCCCGATTGCGACGGTTCGCTAAGTGCTTTGCCTTTTTGGCTTTACGAAAGCGGGGGATGCGGTTTATGATTTGTGGACCGGGGCGAACCCGGTAGCCACCACCGCCAGCCAGCCCGTGACCAACGCCTTAGCCAACGCCCTGACCACCATCAATCGCCATCCCCTCTGCACTGATACGCAGATCGAGCAGGGTGACACCAACGACCTGCACTTCTTCATTGAAAACGACAAGGTTGGGGACCCCTCCTGGTCTGCTGACCTTGAGGCCGACCTAGCCAGCTACGACCAAGACGGTCGCCCTTACACGGTCACCGTCTACCTGCCCCAGGAGCAGGACGACAGCGAGTCCGACGATCAGGGCCCCACGGCTGCGGAGCGCAACCCCAGCATGTTGCGCGTTTGATTGCTGCGCTTTCCGATCCACTTTGCCTTTTTAAAATGACAACTATTACACCCAAAACTGTTGACGAGCTTCTTGATTATTGGCCTGGAAATATACCTTTCAAGGGCGACCTTGTCTCTGAAGATGGGTCCTGCATGTGCGCACAGGGTCAGGCGCTGCATTTCTTGGATGGCGTAACTTCAGCAGCTTTGCGCCACTACACGCAGACAACTGCCGACAAGCGAGTGGCTGAGCTTTTTGGTATCAGTCGAGCTCATTCTGTTTTGCTGCGCATCGTGAACGACCGCCAAGATGGTGCGCCGACTAGCGTTATTCGCAATCCCCAACAAGTATTGGGTGACCAAGCGCAGTGCGTACTTGCGTTTTGGCGGCACCTTGACCGCATGACAGCAGCGGCCTGGGAAGCGGCCGGGGAAGCGGCCGGGGAAGAGGCCAGGGCAGCGGCCGGGGCAGCGGCCGGGGAAGCGGCCTGGGAAGCGGCCTGGGAAGCGGCCGGGGAAGCGGCCAGGGCAGCGGCCGGGGCAGCGGCCGGGGAAACGGCCTGGGAAGCGGCCGGGGAAGCGGCCAGGGCAGCGGCCGGGGCAGCGGCCGGGGAAACGGCCTGGGAAGCGGCCGGGGCAGCGGCCAGGGAAGCGGCCAGGGCAGCGGCCGGGGCAGCGGCCGGGGCAGCGGCCTGGGCAACCAATGAAATCCAAGGTGCCGCCGTCATGCGTGCCAAGGGTCTGCCGTTCTTTTTTCTACCGCTTTTTGGGTTTGCGGACCCAGAAGCCGTGATGGCAGCAGACAGCAATTTGAGTCGCACCGCCTAACTGTCTTTTCCCAATCCACACCGCTCCCCATGAAAAACTCAGAGATTATTGCATCAGCTATTGCAATCGTGCTTAGCGAAAATCGAATACTTTCCCCTGGTGATATTGTCGCACACGCCAGCGACCCAATTTCTTATGAATTTTACAAATACGAAAACGGTATGGCCGTTGTTGGTTTTAACGGTGTTACTAAATCTTTCCCGATGGGAGAGGTTTTTGATCCGAATATTGTAAATAAAGTTGCTCAAAAAATTAAGTCTAATTCCCTTGTGCCATTCATGAACTAATGCCACCCACACCCCACACCCCCCGCCAGGCCCCGGTAGCCGCCGTTATGGCCTTCCTTCTGGACCAGTCGGAGGCGACAGCCCGCGCCATTGAAATCAACGCGGCTGAAGACGGGGCGCCGCTAAATGACGCAGCAGCTCGCGACTGGATCAACCGTCTGGACATGATTGCTGGCGTGATTACCCGCGCTTCCAAAACGCAGCGGCGCCAGCCCTCTTACTTGCCGGCTTACCCGTCGTTCACCAGCAAAGAGTTGCAATAGTCCATGGCCTACCTCATCACCTACCACCCCGATTCCCGTGACCCACTCACTACCAGCCAGCCGCCCATCCAATCGGAATGGATCACCCCAAAAGGGTGGTCGGCCGAGCGGGCAAAAACCACCTTCGAGTTGCAACACCCTGGATCTACCGTCCTTCGGTGCGACCCGATCCCGTAAGGCACCAATGCCCTGCCGGCAGCTTGATAACAGCAAGATGGATTCTGCTGTCGTTGCTATCCTCCTGCTGTTTGGCAATCACCTGTTGCTGTGGCTTTTAGTTGCAGGCGGGGCGTTGCTGTTCTCGCAGGTGCTGTCGATGCGCGATGCCGTGCAGATTCTGCAGTATCAACGCTCAGTCGCCCCGGTGCTCCGCAATGACTGAAGCCACCGCATCGGCGCCGTGCTGCGGAAACTGCCGCTACAGCGTGGTAAACGGTCAACTGGAGTGTCACCGCTACGCGCCCAAGCCAATCATGACCGGTGGTCGGTGTTGGGCGGAATGGCCTTTAGTTGAATCCTCCGACTGGTGCGGGGAGTGGGCATTGCCTCCTGAAGTTGACTTGGCGCCGCCAACCCTGCAGGAAATACAGGCTTTGACCGACCTTATGGCCATGACCGGCCTCTCGTCCCACGGCGATACCACACCGTTTCCTGCCAGCGACCAGCAGAAAGCCCCGACCACCTACGACCAATTCGACCAATACGAGGACCCACTTGCATGACCGACCACGCCACCACCTACCAGCTCGGCTGGTATTTCAAGCGCACGCCAGGCCCCGGCCGCCGCGCTCTCGTTGGCGTTGAGGTGTTTGACACCATCGCCGATGCTTTTGCCAAGGCCGAGACCCTGTTGGGCGAGGGGTTTGAAGTGCGGATCCTGCCAACCCAGGGGAAGACATGAGCGGCATATTCAACGCCGACTTCTACCCCACGCCCCCCGAAGTGGCGGCAACGCAGCATGAGCACCTTCTACACCCACCTTTCGCTATGACCACCCAAACCGCCTACGACGGCCTTACCGACGACGACTGGCACCTAATACTCACCGCCAGACCCGCGCTAGGCCGATGGGCCCTCAGGTTCGCATTCTCAACCTTTGGCGGTCGCGCCAAGGAACGACACGCCGCATGGAATGGCCGTGGATGGGTTGAGGGGTTGTGGCGCCCCATGCCCGATAGCCGGACCCACGCCATTGCGGTGGCCTGGCTGAAGGCCAATCCCGTGCCAGTGCCTGGTGTTGCGGGAGGTAAGCCATGAGCACACTTGAGCAAACCATCTATACCGACCCGTCTATCGGCCTTACTGTCACCGCCTGGGCCTATGCCACCCTTAACGGGGAGTGGATAGTGCGGTTTCGCCGGCGCATTGATCAGCGCGTTCTCTTTGACCAAAACTGCTCTTGGAGCACCCGAAGGGAAGGTGGCTGGAGTCGCTGGCTCTGGCTTCCCGTCGGTAGCCACCTGATTCCTCCGCCAGCACTGGCTGCCGTGGAAGAGTGGTTGGCTGGACAAACGCTCGCGTTGGGGGGGAGGCCATGAGCATCGGTCCCCGCATCCCCCTGGCCGAAGCCCTGGCTATCTGCGCAGACACCGTGGCAGACCTACGCCCGCATTGCCTGAAAATCGACGAGGCAGGGTCAGTCCGACGCCGCCGCCCAACCATCGGCGATCTGGAGATCGTATGTTTGCCCGACCGCGACCCCCCTTGAATCGACGCCGCTGTTTGCCGGTGGCTTTGCAATGGCTGTGGAGCAGTGGCCCGGCGTCGTGGGTAATCCTGACGGTCGGTACACCCAACGGATGCTCCCCTGCGGGTTGAAGTTGGATTTGTTCATGCCGCATCCCGATGGTTACGGCCTGATTCTGGCCATCCGAACCGGGTCAGCCGACTGGTCGCACAAGGTTTTGGCCACTGGCTGGAGGCGAGCCGGCTTCCATTCATACAAGGGCCTGCTGCGCCGCGAGGATGGATCGGTGGTTCCGTGCCGCACCGAGATGGAACTGTTCGACACTATCGGGCTGCGATGGGTTGAGCCGGTGGACCGGGAGGTTGGGTGATGGCTGCCAACAACGATTGGGACCACCCCAAACGGCCAACCTGCTACACACCACTACACCCCGCTGCCGCCCGCCCCGGTGGCGCCGATCCAATTACCCAACGAGGCCCCATGAACAACCCTAACCCCCTAAGTTCCGCCGCGCAGGCGGTGTTGGATGCGGCCAACGGAGCCAGCTCCTACAGCCCGGATGATTGTCTCAACGATGCGCCCCAGGTTGCTGTTGCCACTCTCCGCGCCCTGGTGGCCAACCACGGCATCCCAACCAAGGGCGGCAGCATCATCCTGAACGGGGATGACGTGCTTGACATCGCCACAGAATTGGAGCAACAAGCATGAGTAACACCCTGACCCCACTTCCCGAAGTCGAAGCCGACCCCGATCACGCCAAAGCCCTGGCCCGTGCGATCTGTCTAGAGCGATACCCACGGGAACGATCCGATGGCTGGAAGGGCTGCCCGGACATTTGCGCAACGTGCCGCGCTGGTGCCGCTGCTGTAGTCCGGCTGCTGGCTGACCAGGTGGCTCCTATGCCTCTGCTAACGCGATTGGCAACGCCGATGTCTGGGGAGTGCATGCGGATTCGCGCCGAAATGCTCGCCATTGCCACCGAGCTGGAGGGGGCCAATGGCTGACCTCACCCTCTCTGACTGCATCGCCCTGGCGGTGTGGTCCGTATCAATGGCTCAATCGAACCCCACACACAACTGCCACCCCAATGTCAAACTCTAAACCGCCCGAATGGGATGAATTAAGCCAAGACACTCTTGACGTGATGAAAGATCTTGGCGAATTTCAGCCGACTTTGGATCCTGTTAAAAAAATGGTTAAAGGCTATACATACGACGCCGAATGTGAGCATGTCATAAAAACCTACTGGGACAGCAATTACTTGCGTGCTATAGCAGCGGCATGTGTTCAAGTTGCCGACTGGCTTGATGGGGTTGGTTGCCACCAGCCCGACGCCGAGCCGTCTATCCAGGATGGATGGAGAGCCCTGGAGCGCAGGCAGGACCCGCGAATGTGGCCGCCGATTGACCCAGGGAAGGAGACGGCCGCGCTTGCTATTGCCCGTGAGCTAAGGGGGCCCGATGCCTGATCCCGTTTTAAACGATGAGCTTGACTGGCTGATCTGGCTGTCTTTGCGGGATAGCGACGTGCATCCGTTTTCTGACCCCAATTTGACGCCTCCTGGCGGGGATTGGGGCGGATCAAAGGCGGCTCGAATTGACTGCAGACTCCAGGCTATGCGCCATGACGGTCGCATCCGGTTTCATCGCCATAGCCCCCAAAGACCCGCCCACGTCCGCGCCCACGGCTGGGAGGTGCTGGGCTGCCCCGGCAATGGCTACAGCGAGGATGGCCGCTGGGCCTGGCGCGAGGGCTGCGAGGATTGCCTCCGCAGAACCCGGCCAGACCCAGCTGATGGGGTGATCGAACCGCCGCCGATCATTGCTTTTGAATGTGAATTGAGGATTGAACCATGACCACCCCCGCGCTTTGCTTCCAAGCTCGCCCCGTTGGGGATGAGTACGTCGGCTATGTGTTTACGGAAACCAGGGGCAAGGCCAAAGCGTTGGCCATGCAATCCGATCCCGGCAACTCACCGCCTTACCTGGCCGAAGACTTTACGCAATGGTCAGTTCGCCGCTACCGGCAACTAGACGGACGGCTGCCGGTAGACGCCGCCTTGTGGTGCCCGCAGGACGTGCCAGATGGCAGCGGTATTGATCCGGTTGCCTTGTGGACTGACTTTTCATTTTCCCTTGAAGATTAAACCATGCTGACCCCTGACCGGTTAATGAACCCCACAACCGAAACCCCACCCCCTGCCGACCGTTTCCGCCTTGGCGACGTTTGGCGATCACCGCGACTGAAAGATTGGACGGTGGACAAGATTGAACCCAGCGGGCTTGCCAGGCTGCGCAGTGTGGCCAAGCCCAAGAACACCCAATGGCGTGGTGTGCGTGATACCGGGCGAAGCATGATGACCGCTTGGTATTGCGTCAGCCCACCCGACCAATTACCTCAGCCATGACCATTACCAAAACCCCCGGATGGGGCCTCCGCATCCTCAGGGTGCGCAACACCACCGGCATCCCCGAGGCGTTGATACTGCCCCCCGATCACGAAGCGCCCTACTGGACGGACCTCCGCCAGATCGCCAAGCACCAATCCCGCACCATCTACGAACCCATCACCCCCAGCACCAAGTGACCGCCACACCCGAGCAACAAGAAACCATCCTCCCAAACCACGGCCCGATCCACATTCCCAGCCCAGCCGGCCCGATCCCTGATTGGCGCATCCGCCAGCTTGCGGAGCAGGGCATGATCAGCCCGTTTTGCCCGGGGAAGATCCGGCAGGTGGAGGCGCATTTTCCCGGCGCCCCGTGGGACACCTACAAGCGCCCGGTCATTAGCTTCGGCTGCTCCTCCTACGGCTGCGATCTCACGCTCTCGCCTAAGGAATTCCGCATCTTCCGGCACGTTCCTGGCCTGATCGTTGACCCCAAGGCCTTTGATGACCGCTGCTTGGCTCACGCAGATCTGCACCACCATGAGCAGGATGGCGACTACTTCATCCTTCCCGGTCACACCTATGCCCTTGGGGTGGTGATCGAGCGACTGAAGCTCCCGCCCAACGTCACTGCCCAGTTTATCGGCAAGAGCACCTACGCCCGTTGTGGGATCATCGTGAACCTCACACCTGGTGAAGCTGGCTGGGAAGGTTACCTGACCCTGGAAATCAGCAACTCATCTGGGGCTGACTGCCGCATCTACGCCAACGAAGGCATCTGCCAGGCGCTGTTCTACGAAGGGCTGCCATGTGACAACGCTTACGGCGAGGGCAAGTACCAAAAGCAGGCGGCTGGTGTGACCTTGGCGAAGGTTTGACGGTTTGCTGCCTTTCGTAGACGGCAGGAATGGCTTATGATATGGGAGCCGGGTTTCTTCTATCGGGCCCGATAGCTGAATCGGCAGGCGGGGTAACCCGACTTGTCCCCCGGCAACCATTCGCCACCGCTACAACCCGTGCCCGCTGGTCGCCCAAGCAAGCTCACAACCGAGCTGGTAACAAAAGCCAGGCAGGAAGCGGCGCATGGGCTCCCTTTGGCATTGATCGCTGACCGGCTTGGGATCGGCCGAAGGACCGCTCAGACCTGGATTCGTGATGCTGAAGTCAAAGGCGAAGAAAGCCTTGAATACCAATTTCGGCGTGCCATCTTTATAGCGGATGCGGAAGAGTGCAAAAACCTTGTCACTTGCTTGCGCGATGCAGCGTTGCCGCCTAAGCCATCGGAAGGGGAGGAAAAGAAATCTCCGAACCTCTGGGCAGCAACCTGGCTCCTGACCCATCACCCCAGGCTGCGCGATCATTTCAGCGATGCCGCCGCCGAACGTCGCACCGAGCGCAAGACCATCGCCGCCGTGGTTGATGCCATCGCCGCCGCTGGCCTGACGCCGGAGGCTGAGCGTCGGGTGATGCTGCAGATCAATGCCCGTGGACTGGAAACACCTGAGGGTGAGAGGGAAGGATGAACGATCACGCAAACCGGATCACAAAAGCTGCGCAAGCCCGTAAGTTCATCGGGCAAGTGGTTAGGTGGTGGCCACTCCGTTGGGGCAGTGCATGGGCCGCAAATGGCACCTTGCGGGAAGTGGCAGGAAAAAACGTCTTGATTGATCACGATTGGAAATGGCTGCCTGACATTTATATGGAGCCACTGCCGCAATCTGTGGAGGGGGAGGGATGACCAGCCCAACCCCACCACGTGGCCGCTTCATCGTGCTGGAGGGGATCGACGGCTGCGGCAAGACCACCCAGCTGGAGGCCCTGCGCCAATGGCTGCCCACCAGCGGCCTGCTGCCCCCTGGCGCCCGCGTGATCGTGAGCCGAGAGCCTGGGGGCACCGCCCTGGGCAAGGCACTGCGGGAGCTGCTGCTGCGCCCTCCTGGGGAAGCGGCCCCGGTGCCCCGTGCAGAGCTGCTGCTCTATGCCGCCGATCGTGCCCAGCATGTCGAAACGGTCCTGCTGCCGGCGTTGGAACGGGGGGATTGGGTGTTATGTGATCGCTTTACTGGATCGACAGCCGCGTATCAGGGCTATGGCAGGGGCCTGGACTTGGGCCTGATTGGAGCACTGGAATACCTGGCTACGGGCGGTTTGCAGGCTGATCTCACCCTCTGGCTGGATGCGTCCGTGGCCGAGTCGATCCGGCGCCGTGGCGGGCAAATGGCCGACCGCATTGAGGCGGAAGGGGAATCCTTCCTGGGCCACGTGAGGGTAGGTTTTAGCTACCTGGCTGAACAGCGTGGATGGACCCGCATCGATGCAAACCAGCCCGTAGCTGCCGCGACGGAGGACTGTTGCCGCGCCATGGTCCGCCAGTTTGAGGGAAGGGCATGACCCCCGACCTGGTGCGCACCGTCCTAGCCCGCCGCCCATGGGTGCCAGCAAACACCCTGCTCGATTGCCTGGAGCTGGCCACCTGGTTGGCCCCGCGTATTGCCGCCGGCCTGACACTACACGTCACCATGTCGGAATTGACAACCCGCTGGGGCTGTCCGCAGTTTGAGGCAAGCCGGCGGATGGCGGATCTGTTGGGTGCCCAGTTGATTGACGCCAGCCATCACCCAGGGCAATCTGCCTACTGGGCTGTGCATCGCGTGGGGCCGGTGGCGTGATCGTCCGCGCCCCCACCGCCGCCGCACGCCTTGCGGTGCTGGAGTTGGAGCGCGAAGCTAACGCCAGTACAAACACACCACAGGAGCCCTACACCCGGTCCTTCGGTGATCACATCGCAGCGGTTTACCCCAAGTTCCCCTTCACCCGGCACAACACCCGCCTCGTAGAGATTGGCCAGCGGGTTGGCGCTGGCGAGATCCCCAGACTGCTTTTGATGCTGCCGCCACGGCATTTCAAGTCAACCATTTTCAGCCGTTTCCTGCCGTCCTGGTTTATCCGTCGCTACCCCGATCGCACATGGGGCCAGGGTGCCCATAGCCAGCCACTAGCCGAAGAGTTTGGGCAGGCGGCCCGTGATTACTTCACCGCATCTGGTGGCATCCTTGATCCCAGTAGCTCAGGCAAAGGCCGATGGAAGGTTGCTGGCCAGCTTGGTGGCTTCTGGGGCGCTGGCGTCGGCAAAGGCACCGGCCTGCCCGCTCATTTCATCAATGTTGACGACCCGATCAAAAACCGGCAGGAAGCCGAATCTGCCGCATATCGCCGCCAGCTTTACGACTGGTGGTCCACGGTGCTCAATACCCGTGAAGAACCCGGCTGTCTCAAGTTGATCACCCATACTCGATGGGCCGATGCCGACCTGATCGGCTGGTTGATCACACAGGTTGAGGAACTGGAGCGCGACGGCAACGCAGACGCGGCCGAGCCGTGGCATGTAATTCAGATGTCGATCATCGCCGAGCCGGTGCAGGTTGCGGTGCCGGCAACACTCACACTGGAGCCTGACCATCGCCAGCCCGGTGAAGCGCTGGACCCCGATAGGTACGATGCCGAGTGGGCACGAAAAAAGCAGCTGAACACCCCAGATCGAGACTGGGCAGCCCTTTACCAGCAGCGCCCGCAGCCGGCAGGTGGCACGGTGTTCAATGCGGGGATGTTCCGCTTCTATGGCACCCGCGAACGCCCTGGACTGGAAGGTGACGCGATACTGCCCGATCGCTTTGTACGCAAACTGGCGAGCCTTGATTGCACCTTCAAGGACACCGCTGGCAGCGACATGGTGGCCATGCAGCTATGGGGCCAGGACAGTTCTGGGGCGTGGCTGGTTGACCTGCTGGATCAGCGGATGGACTTCGCTAAAACCGAAGAAACCGTTGGGGCAATGTGGCCGACATGGAACTTTGGCGAGTTGTTTGTTGAGGACAAGGCAAATGGCAGCGCCGTTATCAGCTCCCTGAAGCGTGCCGCCGCTGGCTTTATTGTTCATGCCGTCGATCCGGTAGGTGGGAAGGTGGCCAGGGCTAATGCCGCTACGCCTGAGTTCAATAAGGGCCGAGTGTTCCTGCCTCGATGGCACCCGCTGACCGAGCTGCTTAAGTCGCAGCTGTTGAAGTTCCCTGGCGATACCTTTGACGACCAGGTGGACGCCTTGAGCCAGGCGATCAATGCGATGCAGGGCACCGGCCCGATGCGCATCACCACCGCCACCTACGGCCATGGCGCCGCCGCCCCGTCCCCACGGGAGCCGGTGCCTAGGCGATCGACTATCCCCGGCTTTCGATGACCACCCAACCCACCCAGGACACACCCATGGACACCCCTGCACCGATCAACATCGTTTTCGACGGTCCGCCGGGACCAAAGGGCCCCCGATTTATTGAGGTTGAAACCGACGACGGGCGCAGTATCCGCATTGGTGAATGGCAGCAACGACAAGACGGGAACTGGGGGCTGAGAATTGCCGCTTTGCCGCCTGTGACCCCAAATCCTGAGCAGGATGCTGACCCAGACCCGGAAGAAGATCTGATGCAAAGGATTTTGGCGCAATGCCTGGAAACTGATATTTCTGCGGTACACGCTGCTGGTGCGTGTAACGCTGTTAGCGTATTACTTTTGGCGCAAGCCTATAACTTGACCAACCATCCTGAGCAGGAAAGCAAATGATCACCCAACCCACCCAACCGATGGACACCCCCCGCGACCCGCACCTTCCGCCCCCTGCGGTCGTTGATTGGCTGCTGGAACAGAACTGGTCGGAGATGATCCCCGTAACCTTGATTCAATATCACGGCTCTTTACCTCATGGGATGAGTCAAAGTAGGTTATATGAGTACCAGTTAGCCCTTTGCAAAATCGGCGCTGATACAAGTGGCCGCGTCTCCCTCCCGATTGAGGCGCTGGACGCTTTGCGCAAAGACCGGGACGCTCGCCAATCCGCCTTGGAGCGGAAACGGCAGGATTGCGAAGCTGATGAGTTGGCAATCAAGGCAAAACGATGGTCAATCCGCATCGGTCCATTTAGCCGCCAGCCATGACCACCATCCCCAACCCGCAACCACAGCCCACCGATGGCAACCCTGAAGCTACCGAAGGCACCGCTGTCCCAACTGGTCGGCAAGCCGGTGGCGGGGACGTGGCGCCTTCGCCAGTCGTCGCAGGGGAGCCACCTGGAGCTGTTCCGGTTCGGGGGGAGCTGGACGCCACCATCGCCAGCGGTGAAGATCTACCTGACGCCAAGCCACGTCTTACTACTCGATCGCGGCGAGCTGTTCGTGCAGGAGAACCCCTTGAACAGCCGACCAAACCCGGCAGCCCGCCACGCACCGAGCTATCAGAGCGACTGATCGTCGAAAACCAGGGGCTTGCCCGCAAGGCCGCCAACAAATGGTCGAGGCTGTGCGGTCGGCCCTATGACGACTTCATTGGCCCTGCAATGGAGGGGCTGGTGAACGGCTGCCGTCGTTACGATCCCGAGCGCCTCAACCCTGGTACCGGTCGCCCGTATGCCATCTCTACCTGCGTCTGCCAATACATTGAGGGGCAGATCAAACATCACATTAGGGATCATGGCTACGATATAAAGATGCCGTCAAAGTGGCGTGAGCACTACCCCAAGGTGCGCCGGTTGCTGGCCGAAGGCTTGAGCCTGGCCCAGATAGTAGAGGCCATTCCCGCCTTCACCGAGGCTGAGATCACCGAAATGATGGGTGCCATGATCGGCACTGTTGAGCTAGAAGACGAGATCACCCTGTTCAGCGATCACCAGCCCCAGGTCATGGATGAGAGCGTAGCGGCGGCGCTGTTCCGCCTCACTGAACAGGCATTTAACAACCTGCGGCCCGCTGATCGTGGCTTGCTGGAGCGATGGTCCGCCGATCCGTTCAAGCGACCCTACCCTTATGGGTCGATGGCTCAATTCCACAACCGACTGAAGATCCAACTGCGCGGTAAGACCCTACAGCAGTTCCGCCAGGGGATGCTCGGCCTTGACGTGGCAACCGCACCACCAGCACCCAAGGCCCGCAGCCCGCGTCAGCCCCGGCCCGCCGTTACCTCGGCAGTTCAGCCGTCGCTGTTCGGCCGCAACCAGCGCAAGCCGCACCCTAGGGCGGTAAAGCTATAGCCCAGCAGGAAAGCTCCAGTAGCAGGCTAATGGTGGGCGCTGGTGCAGTCGAGTCATCCTGGAACTGACCCCAAGCTGCCGAGTTTTCAGCACCCGGTACTGCGGGAGCATAAGGAAGATCTGGAGCGTGCCTATGACGCCTGGTATTGCCTCAAGGGCGATGAGGTAAAGCGCAAGTACCTACCGCCCGAACCAGCCGAGCCAGCCGAAGCCTATCAGGGCCGGCTAGGCCGTGCTGTGTTTCCCGATTTTTTCAGGGCTGGTCTAGAGGGTTTTGCCGGGGTGTTATCGCGCTCCGAGTTGAAAGATCCGCCGCCAATATTTGAGGCGAACAGGGATAACGTAGACCTAGAGGGCAATTCACTTGAGGCCTTCTGGCTCACCGTGGATCCCCTGTGTCTGCGCGATGGCGCCGTCCCGATCCTGGTCGAGATGCCAGACGGCCAACCCACCAATGGTGCCAGTGAAGCAGCAGCAAAGCGGCGCCCGTACCTGGTCAGCCGCACCCGTGCTACCTGCCTGAATTGGAAGACCGCCGTAGTCGGATCTGTAGAGGTGGTGACCCGCTGCACGTTCCTGGAATGGGCGGAAGTTGATAGCGAGGATGGTGATTTTGGGGTGAAATATGAGGAGCGCTATCGGGTGATTGAACCGGGGAAATGGACGCTCTACCGGCTGATCAAGCGTGCCGATGGTTCCATGGTCATGGAGGTGGTGGACGAGGGGCAGTACCTAGACTCACGGCAGCAACCGCTCACCATTTGCCCGGTGGTCTGGTACTCGGCCGAGAAAGCCGGCTTCGGTCATGGTGCGCTGCCATTGCGGCAGGTGGTCGAGCACTGCTTCCAGCATTTCCGCAAGTCAAGCGATCTAGAGGAGAAAACCCACAAGTGCGCCATGCCGGTGCCGGTGCGCAAGGGTGCCTTACCACCAATGCCTGGCCAAGCAGTCACACCGCTGGTGATTGGTCCTAACACGGCTGTCGATGTGGACAAAGACGGGGACTTCTTTTTCTCCGAGCCATCGGCCACGTCCTTGGTTGAGCAGCGGGCTCAAATCAAGGAAGTGAAGGAGCTGATTGATCAGCAGTTGCTCGGCTTCCTGACCGGTGAAAGCAAAATCACCAAAACCGCCACCCAGTCCCAGCTCGAAGGCGGCCGAACCCAGGTAAGCATCAGAGCGATGAGTGAACGCAAGAAGTCGGTAATGCAGTCCATATTTGACATCTGGTGCCGCTACACCGGGGAGCAGTTGGCCGTAGGCGCTGGCTTGACGGTTGACGAAAATGCCTTCGCCGCGCCACTGGATTCGCAGGCCGCCAAGGCTTTGATGGACTTGGCCGGTGGCGAGCCGCTGATCAGCCAGCAGAGCGCGGTCGAGATGTTGCAGGTGGGCGGTTTCAATCGGATCACCACCAGCGCAGAGGATGAGATGGAGCGGATCAACCGGGAGCGGCCGATGCTGGGGGCACCGACGCCGGAGCGGGACGACCTGACCATGCCACTGGATGAGGAGCTACCGGGCGAGGATGAAGACTAAGGGATTGTGACGGATTGCTAAGTGTGCGGGCGGGTTGCTGCTGAGCTGTAACGCGCCGGCTACTATGTGGAGACAGGGCAAGTCCCTGGCCACCGCCACCGAACCGCCGCCTTCCGGTCATGCAAACTCAAACAATCTTCATCCGTGACGGGTTTTGGAATAGCTGCTACGAACCATACGATCTACCTGGTGCATATTGCAGAACACGCTATGCAATTACCCCAACCGATGGAAGTAGTTTGCCGAGCAATGGGGAATACAAAGGATTCGTACTAGTTGACAATCTACTGCGACTAGTAAGTGGTGGTGAGTATTTTGGCGGCTCAATGATCAATCAATTATGTCGAGACTTCACTATTGTTTTCGATGAAGCGTTTCACGATGAATATCGCGCTGGGATTGAGCGTGGCTACAAAGGCAAGAGAGGCGTGCATTGGAACTATTTTTGCAAGTGCTCTGAGGCCTGGAGAGATGGCTATCGGGAGGGTCGCAAGGCGCGGGAGCGTTTGGCAAGCTGACCGGTCCCCCAATCACAACAATCTGTGAACTGTCCCGCCCCTCCCCTCCTGACCCGTAACGCACCGGCTACATTATGAGGACAGGGGACGGCCCCGCTCGGCAGCCCAGAGGCTGCGATGAACATGACCACCACCGACACCAAGCTGGTGTATGCCGATGAAGTCGGCGGCAGAATTGCTGGCTTCACGGTTCGCAGCGCTGCTGGCGTTGAGCTTTGCCGCACGGTTGAGCAACTGGAGGCGATCGGCGCCACTGCCTGGGCCACCAGTATTGAGCTGTTGATCTGGCTGAGCCGCACTCCCGAATTCTGGGGCCACGGCACCGCCAGCGCCAAGTTCAAGGTCTGGGATCAGCAGACCGAGGAAGTGCGGGATGTGACAGTTCCGCGTAAGGGGTGTGAGGAACCGCTATACCGCGATCAACTGCAGTGATCGGCAAGCATCGCCCCGGTCACACGGGGCTTTTCCATGCCCGGCCCACATTGCGACAATATGTGAACTGTCACCCCTTCCCCCGCATGTTGCGTAACGCACCGGCTACCATATGAAGACCGGGGGAGAGATCCACCGATCGCCAGCCGGCCATAGGCGTAAAACCGGGCCGAATCGCCCCCAGTGGTCCGGGGGCAACCAACCACCACCCTCCGTCAGCCAGCCATGACCGTCACCACCTTTCGCAGCAACTACGGTTCTTACAATGTCACCCGTGCCGTGCTGGCATGTAAGCCAGAAATCAACAACGAAGGCACTACAACTCAAGATGTAGTGATCTTTGAAACTACCGATCAACAAGAAGCTGTAAGTATTGTTGGCAAAACTTTGTTTCTGCTGGCCAATGGCCGCACCTTTGAATCCAGCTATGACGGTCAGCGCCGCACATCGCTCAAGCCATGTGCCCGCAAGCAATACGCAAGCATACTCAAGCAGGGTTACAGCCCAGATATTGAGCTGATCTACTGATCTCCCCCCTGCGAATCGCCGGGAGCCTATCCCGGCAACCCATCACCTTTCCCGCCACCAGCTAACCAGCCAACAACCCAGCACCCTGGCAATGAATCACCTAGTCATCGTTCCCGCCCACGAAGTAACCAGCCTGGCCCACGGCGTCACCGCAGCCGACGATATGGAGGCATCGCAGGACTGGGAGAGGGATGCTGCGAAGCGACGCAGCCACGATCTGGGGCGCTGGCAGCGGGAGGCCGAAGCGCGAGTCGGGTTCCGCATCTGACCGATTGCGACAATCCGTGAACCGGCCCCTCATCCCCTCGCCATCCCGTAACGGACCGGCTACAGTATGAAGACAGGCAAGGGGGAACCCGAGCCGCCACCACCTTGCACCGCCAGCCATGACAATGACCCGCCAAGAAAAAGCCGACGCACTTGATGATCTTTTTCAGGGATGGCAGCGGCTTTTCGCTGACATTAAGGAATGCCACCCCAACTGGTCTGACAACCAAATCAACAAAGTCGCGGTTGAAGTTGTTCTCAATAAATTACATGCCTGACCCCCAGCCTGCCGGGAGCTTATCCCGGCAACCAATCCAATCCTCTCAGCAGCCAGTCATGCCTGAAAAACGCTTCTTCCCCATCTCCTGCCGCTCTCTCTACTGCGGTGAGACGAACTGTCCCGCTACCTGCCCCAACCTGCCCGACTTGACCGCGTTCAACGCCTGGAAGCAGCGCACTGGGGCAACCCAGCCAGACCCGATCTGGAGCCCCACCTGCTGGCAAGCCGCCGCTTGACCCCTGCCCGCTGGCCCTGACACCTCGGCCAGCCTGCAGCGCTCAGCTGCTATCCACCATCGACACCATCAAACGCCATGACCACCACCACCCTCCAAGTGACCACTCTTGACAAAATCATTCAAGCCGCTAATGCTGCCGTAGCGCTTCGGGGCATTGGCCAGCTAGCCACAAAGAAATACGCAAAAATGATCGACACCCATTGGGCGGCGTACATGTTTGCCAGCGGCAAATATGATTCTGTCGATCTTTATTTAGAGTTGAGAGCAATTACATCAGCGCGACCATTAGAACATTTTTCGCAGCTTGGGAGCTGCGACTGGCCGGTGCTGGCCGCTTTCATAGGCGGCCAGCACCAACCGACAGGCGTCAAGCCGGTCAAAATGCGCCGATTAAACCACCATGCAAGCTCGCTCTAGCCCGCCGGGGCTTCCCGGCAACAATCCATCACATCGCGCCCTTGCTATGGCCTACCCATTTTTTAAACAAAACCGAACCATTTACTGGAACGAAAGCCTTGCCGTTGTTGAAGCGACACACGCACAGATGACAGCAGACAACCCGCCTCGATTTGACAAAGATGGGACCGAGTTAACCAGCAACCCGCCAGGCCCGATCCAATGGAGCGATGAGCATCCAAGCCGTTTGACCAGCAACAGATGGCGAGATCAGGACCTGAGGCTAGGCGACTGCCCGCATGCTTGGCGCATCAATGCCTGACCTCACCATGAACGCATCCGACTGGGAAAACATCGCCCGTTGCGCCGCAGAGCGTTCACAAGCGGCCTATCAAGAGGCAATGGAAACCGGCGAGGGATTCCCCCTTGCTTGGCGTGAACTAGACACCTGTCTCATGGCGGAAAAGATGGCATCCCAGCTCAAGTGCTCCAATGCCTGACCCCACCGGAGCCGACCGCCAGCGCCGCTTCCGCGACCGTCAGGCCGGCCTGCTGCCCCCTGCAGAGCTACGGCCCTGCACCTGCTGCCCCCGCCAGCACACCGGCACCCACGGTGATCACTGCTGGGAGTGCTGGCGACTGCACACCGACGCGGGGCGTGCCGATCGGGCGGACCGGGTTGCTCGATCCAGGATGCGTAGACGACGGGAGCAGGAAGCGGTAGACTAAGGCGCACCGCAAGCCACCCCCATGTCCGAACTCATCACCCCTGCCGAAGCTCTACACGAGGCCGTTACCGACCTGATTGAGGTGTCGGAATGCAGCCTGTTCGAGGTTGTTGGCGTACTCGAAGTGGTCAAGTCCGAGCTGACCTTGGAATCCCTAGCTGCCGATGAAGATGAATCCGACGACTTCGCGTCCGAGGAAGTTGTCGGCGAGTTTGAAAGCGACGGCGTGGTGGGTGAATGACCGCCCCGGTCGTTACCGCCATTGGTCGCCGGATTCGGCCTGACGGCGTCCGCAAGGTGATCAACGGCCCCAGCGTCAAGGGCACGATCAAGAAGCCGTAGCGGCGCAATACAGCGGAAAGCTCAGTCGGTACCCTCTGGCTGGGCTTTTTTGTGGCACGGAAATACTCCAGGGATAATGCCGGACGGTTTGCCAGCGCCGGCACCGGAGCGACGGCACGCGGGGGACGGCTGCGGACCGCAAGCGGCGGCAAGCGGGCCACGCAGACCAAGAAAATAGCGCGGACGCCTATGGATGGCACCGTAGGAAAAAGCGGCAAGGCTCGCCAGGTCGTTGCATCCCCAAAACCTATCAACGCAAGGAATAATGTCCGACCTTTAAGCAGAGCGAAAAAGTCACCATCAAACAATATCAAGCCATATAATGCAGCTACCACAAAGGCAAAATTTAAGCAGATTGACAGAAGAATAGATACCTCGCTTAAAGATGTCACAAATTCTATTACCAGCTTTAATGATAGAATAAAAAAGGTACAACCTAAGCTTGATAAAGCGCGTCGAAGCTTTGAGCGCAGCAATGCAAAATCAATTATCAATCGATTCTCCAAGGACCCAACCGATCGCCTAATATCTCAAGCTGAAATGGGAACAATCGGCAGCAGATATGGCGCCAAGGCGATTCGGCGTCGCATGGAGCGAGCTACAGCGGCAGCAGAAAAGGGTAGCAAGCCTGCGGCCAGAGCCCGTGTGACCTATGGCAACCAGCTGGCATTTACGGGGCCTGGTAAACCGTCAAGAGGGAAGAACAATCTGCGCCCAGGGCCACGAAACACTGTTGGGGCACCAAAGAAAGGGCGTCGCAACAAGAAAGGTTGACAGGAAAGCTTGGGTAGAATTGGCTGATCGGCATGGCCAGGAAATACTCCAGGGATAACCGTGGCAGGTTTGCCAGTAGTGGCACCGGAGCTACTGCGCGGGGCGGCAGGCTGCGTACCGCAACCGGGAACAAGCGAGCGACGCAGACCAGTCAGATGACGGCAGCGCCTAGGGCTGGCACCGTGGGAAAGGGTGGTAAGGCGAGGGGATCGGCCAAACCTGCCGCTACCGTCAAGCCGACTCAGGCCCCAGGCTCCAGAATCAAGGCGCCCAAGGTTGGCGGTGTTTCCCGTGCTCGGTTATCGGGCCAGAAAATGAACGAAGGCGCCGGCAAGCGTGGCAAGGCGCGGCAGCAACGGCAGCAAACGATGGCAATTCAGCGGCAGATGCTTGGCCGCATCAAGCCTGGTAAGAGCGCAGAACCGCTTAGCACTGGGGGGACGCTGGCGGCACGGGCCAGCCTCAGGCGTGCCAGGGCGAAGGCGGGTCCTGGGGCATCACCAGCCCAGCGTGGGGCGGTCACGCGGGCTGGTACTTACCTGAAGGCCAGCAAGGAGCGGAATCGTGCGGCGGTGAAAGGTGCGGCATCAAGGGGCACCGTGGCCAAGCCCAAGGGGTTGAAGCAAGGGGCGGTGACGGCGAGGGTGAAAGCGAGGGCTGTAGCAGCTAAGCCGGTGAAGAAGGTTGATACAAGCATGAACGCTGTTAAAGACAGAAGGCAGCGTGCCCTTGCCCCGAAGAACTCAACCTATTTAAGTAACAAGCTGAACGCAAGAAGCGCCGTGGTTCGCAGTGCTGCAAACGCTATCTACAACCGTCAAAGAGCAGTAGGAAAAGCTATAGGACTAAGCCCTGCAGTTGTACGCCGGCCGATTGGTATAATGACCGGTCTTTCAGGAAGTAATCGAAATAGGGCAGAGGCAAATCTGGAAAACGCAAGAAAACGAGTCATAAAAGGTCGAAAGGGTCGCCGCTAACCGATGACCACCCGCATCGTCGGAGTCGTTGACGACTACGCCGCCATCCTTGACCAGTTGGAAGCACGCACGCTGGCCAACACCACCGCCATGCTGCGCACCGCCCTGGATCGCGTGCTAGGTGACATGAAGCGGCACTATGCGGCCTACCTCAACGCCGTGGGCCCCTCCGATCTTGACCCTGAGGGCAATCCCATCAGGGCCCCCGGCGCCTACAGCTCCGCCGAAGCAACCGCCAAGTACCAGGCCATCCTACGGGACGCTCAGCAGTTCCTGCCGCCAGAAGAGATCGCCGGCTGGCAGCGCCAGTTCACCACCGATCTAGTCGAGGCTCTGGCCATCGGCGGTGAAGCTGCGGCCGCGCTGCAGACGATCGTCACCGGTACCAGCGCCGCCTTCGCCGGGGCCAATCCGTTGGCGATCCGTGCCGCCGTTCAGACCGCTACTGCCTTCATGTCGGGTGAATCCGCACGGTTCCGTGATCAGATCGCGCAAATCGTCGGCGAAGGGGTCGCCCGTGGCTGGGGCCCCAAGCGGCTTGAACGGCAGATCGTTGGGGCGCTAGAGGGCACAACCGACCCCACGGGCAAGACCTCACGGATGGGGCTCCGCCAGCGTGCCGAGGTGATCGCCCGGTCAGAACTGGCCAATGCCTATGTCCGTGGGGCCATTGATCACAACCTGGCCGAGGGCTTCAGCTTTATCCGCTGGGTGGCCGCCACCGATGAGCGCACCTGCCGCTGGTGCCTCAGCCGCCATGGGCGCATCTACCCATCTGATCAGGTGGTCATCCCAGCCCATCCACAATGCCGATGTACGCCGGTCCCGTTGCCGGCTGATGAGGTGCTGGAAGCTGACCCGGTGATTCGTGACACCCTGCTCGATAACGCTTTCTGGCGGGAGGAGCAAGCGGCAGGAGTCAGGGCCCTGGCCAAAGCGGAGGGGATCAGCGAGGAACGGGCCAGGGGGCTGCTGCAGCGTGCCCTGACCGCACCAACAGCCAGCGAGCGATACCTATTCCCCGATCGCACCCGCAGCCTGCAGCCATCGGCGCCGTTGGATGCTCCGGCAGGTGGGCGGACGTTCAGCGAGGTGGTAGGGGAATTGGCGGCTAGGAGGGGTGTTGCTGGGGGGTAATACTTTGCCGCCTTTCGAGCCAATCTTTCATCACAGCCCAACTCACTTCGCATCTGGCTGCCAGTTTTAGAGCAGCAATCAACTGTTCATGCGTCATCTGCGCCACTGGTAACCCCACGGGAATGTCACCCGCAGCGGTCCACAGAACGGTGGCGCCACCTTCGACGGCGTTGATTAGTTCTTCCAACTTGTCCAGAGTTAGCCGTGGTGAGTTGTTGTACATGGGTGATGGTTGACAATGTGGTTGACAAAGCGCGGCTCAGTGGTTGTCAAACCCGATGTGGAGCCACTGGCAAGGCTCAATCGTCAGAGGGGCAGGCCAACGCTCGTGGGTTTCCACTCTCCCACCTTCGGTCATGGTGCCCTTGATCACCTCCCCCGTGTCTGGGTCACAGGCCAGCACGCCAAACAACAAACGCCCGAGGCGGTCGCGGACTATGGCCCCGTTGGGGTACTGCTGGCGGAAGGTGGGGGAGTTGGCGTCAATCATGGGGGATGCCCTTCAAGAGTTCGGCGATACGGATAAGCTGCTTGTCGGTCAACTGCATCAGATCAGGTTGCTCGGCTGCCACGCACTCCGCGGCAGCTTCCAGCGCTGCCACCAGTTCAGCCACCTCCCCCTGCGCTGGCAGGGCCACGGGACCATCGTGGCAGCCGCTGAACCCAGGATGCGCCAGGATCGCCTCAGCCAGGGCTGCAGCGCCTAATACAAAGGTGTTGCGATCGCTTTTGAGGTCCACTTCCATGATGATCTCGGCCAGTCGCAGGACATGACCTACGCGGGGAGGGAGCCCAGGCGAGGCCGTGGCAGCAGCCCGAGGATCTGCTCCACCATGCAGCACATCAAGGTGCTGGCTTGGCGTCAGGCCGCCAGAGAAATCGGGGTCATGCAGCTCGGCCAGGTTCACCGTCTGGGCTGCGGGCTGGGCAACCGGAGCACGCCAGCGGGTGATGGCGGAGGTGATCATGTCGCGCAGGATTGAAAGGCTCGTGGCGTCGTCGCTGTCAAGAGGAAACCCAAACTCTTGACACAGCTCGACAACGTCGTCAACGCTCGGCCCTTCTGCGTGGTCTGCGGCTGCGGAAGGGCTGGCCTGGGGCTGCGCATAAAGCGCCATGTCGCAGTCGGGGTGGGGCTCACGCCAGCCACTGAAAGACTGCACCTTCTGGAGGGCAGCGCTGAAGTCATCGGATCGGCACCACGCGACTGGAGTAGCTGGCTGGGGTGCTGGGGTGGGGTTGGTCATTGGAATGGTGGTGGGTGGGGTGGTTGCGGGACGATTTAATACTCTGGATGTAGCATGATCACGCTTTCCTGTCCCATGTAATTGTCCGGAACAAAATCGGGAAAGGCTTGAATGGCGTTAATTGTGTGCCGTTCGTACTTCACGGGCCACCGACGCTGAGTCCATGAGCCTAAGTAGCCACGTCGATAAGCGTTTTCCTTCCAATGCTCAAACCAATTCGCCGGATACTGAACAATAAACGCTTCGAGGGTTTTTCCGAAAAGGAAAGCTGCTAGGCTGTACCGCATTAGATGCCCGCACTCCTCTTCTCTTTTCTGAATTTCAGTTCGATCCATCATCGACAGGTAAAGATCACGCTTATCAATAAATCTGGTAGAGCCAAAATCGTAACGATTTAACGTCAAGGTTTCAAGTCTGAAACCGAGGAACCCAGAGGGGTGTGATGATTGCATTGTACCGAGAAGGTAGAGTAGGTAGTTGGTGGTGATCAGTTGAATTTTTCAATGAACTCGCGCACCTGCCCGCTTGTGGTCAGGTCGCCAAATGCCATCCTGCCCAGGGCAAGCGCAATGCCTGGGTGATCTGCGGTCTTAGGGTGCTTCCTAAGGTCACTGATTATCGAACTCAGCGCCTGCTGCAAATACCCCTGATCCACGTAGGCCAGTGCTCGTTTCTTGCACCATTCAAGGTGCTGTGCGCGTGGTTGCATGGGTTGATCGGTGGTGGTGAATAAAAACGGGAGGGGCACCCCCTCCCTGAATCAGTGCCTTATCGCTAAAGGGAGAGGGAAACTTGCAAAAAAATGGTTGACGCTCATTTGCTCCGATCGCGAATATCTAAAGTTGGTACAGGCAAACCGCCTTCAGTGGGGATGTAGATGGTTTTGTTGCCTTTTTCAGCCCCCTCGGCTAGCTCGGTGATGTAGAGGTACTGGAGGTAGCGGGGATTGTTTTCTAGCGAAGCGCCGATGATCTTGTTTGCTTCGGCGACGCCCTTGGCTCGCTCAATCTCAGCGCTGGCCAGCATTACGGCAGAATCGCGCTTAGCCGTAGCCTCAAGGACCGAAACTCGGCGGGTGGACTCGGCCTCGCGAAGCAATGCTTCGCCGCCCATACCCTTGGTCCAAACGTTATAGACGGGCCAACCAAAAAAGACCAGGGCAAAAGCGCCAATTACGGCAATAGCCGTGACAGACCAAAAAACAACATCATTGTTGCTGCGGGATTGCATGAGTTTTTCCTGCGGTGGTGAATAGGTGCCGGGGCGTCAGCCCCACTCCCATGAGGACCCCGGCCCGCCCATCCTAAGCCATTGCCATTCCCTAAGCCACCCTGGCAAGCTGAGGAAACGCCACGCACCGATGCCCCTCGCTACGGCCGCACCGATGCCCCCCGAACTGCGGGCCTTCCTGACCCTTCATGCCACGGTAGGGGCCAGGGATGAAGAGGCTACGCGGCAGGTGCTGCGTGAAGTTGCCGTGGCCATGCCGCCACGCAGTGGGCACAAGGTCGTCGCCATGTTGCAACGATCCATCGGCTTGAGCGCCCGAGCCTGGCTGCAGAAGCTCGCCTAAGTGGCGTCCCACATCGAGGGGACAGTGCTGGTGACCAAGCGGCTCACAAAGAGCAGCTTCCGGCGCGAGATCATTGACGCCTGGAATGGAGCCTGCGCCTACTGCGGGTGCCAGCCCGAGAAGGTCACGCTCGATCATGTGATCCCCAAGGCCAAGGGGGGAACCACTGACCGCGCCAACCTAGTCCCGGCCTGTGCTGGTTGCAATGTGTCGAAAAACCACTGCGATGTCTGGGCCTGGTACCAAGCGCAGCCGTTCTTCTGCTCTGACAGGGCGGCAAGAATCAGGCAGTGGCACGCCCCAGGCTGATTACTTGGCCTTTGAGCGGGCAGACTTGGCGGGCTTGGCGGGCTTGGCTTTTTTGGGCATCGCCATGGACATTGAGCTGCCACCCTTCTTGCCCTTGCCCATCGCCATTGCGTCTTTGCCTGCGCCCTTGCTTGCCATTTTGCCGTACACGGGAATCTCCGATTACTACCGCAGCTTTCCCGGAAACCTGCAGCAGATCGCATAGCCCCATGACCATCCCAACCCTAAACGCCGCCTGGCGGGTGACGCCACGGGATGACCGTGAGCTGATTCGAGGGTATGCCGGCTGGCCATTATCGGTGACCAACCTGACCGAGCTGACCGCAATCCTCAACCGGGTGGCGATCACCTCCGCTGCCGCCGTCACCCAGGTGCAACGATGGATCGACGAAATCGAGAACCTGGAGGCGGATTACGCCGAACGGGTGGAGAACAACACGGCGCATCTGGGCAATGCGGGGAGCTACGAAGGCCCGGTCCCCGGCACCACCCTGACCCGCGAGGACTTAGAGAGCAAAGCCGACGTACTGGAGTGGGATACCAGCCTGTTGCGGGTGAAGTACGACTCAGGTGGTTCCGGTGGGACGGCCGGCGCCGTGCTCGCCGCTCGTTTGGCCGACTTAAAAGTCCGGATCTTCCAGTCCCTGGGGATCAAGCCGGTCGTCGGCGGCAGCGGCGGAATGGCGCAACTGGTGCGTAGCTGATGGCCACTAACTTTGCCGAATATGCCAACCTGAGGATGATCTGGACGCCGCCTGGCGCGATTGCCAACTTCCGCGCCGGGGTGCCTGCTGCTGGCCCTGCGGTGGTGGTCGAGGCCTTTGCCAAAAGCCAGGGCCGTAGTGAGCAGGATCTGCCGGGGGTGGTTGCGGGCTCGTTGATCCTGGAGGGCTACCTCACCCGTTGGGCGCTGCTGGGCTCCGCAAGTTGGCTGGTTGCCGGGTCGTCGCTGAGCTGGAATGAGACCGGCTACAGGCCGGCTGGGATGCTGCCAGGCGCAGAAGGCAAGGCAGTGCTGACCGATCTCACCGTGCTACCCACGCTGGCTGATGGTGCCGAACAGGGGCAGCTGCGGATCCTGGAGTTCCCGTTCGGAGTCGGCGGGATTGGCAGCAAGCTACGCAAGGTCCTGGGGGACAAGTTCAAGGCGGCCTTATCCACTGCAGTGTGAGCTATGTCCATCCGCGTTGAAACCACGGTCACAGGCCCTGGGCCTGGGGAAATGGATCGGATGCTGCAGGAGATTGCCCGCAATACCCTGATCGAACTGTTCGGCCGGTATCAGGCCAGCTTCAACCCTGCGGCGTGGAACTGGCCACGGGAAACACGGCGCCGGGTCGGAGTGGTCGGCAGCCCGCGCAACATCGTTGACACCGGCTCCCTGCGACAAAGCGGGACCTACAGCTTTATTGGTCCCTACACCTTGGAGGCCCGTTGGAGCGCCGGCTACGCCACTGCCGTGCATGAAGGTGCCCGCCTGCGCAACGGCACCATCCTGCCCGCCAGGCCCTGGACAGATGCGGTGAGTGGCGCGGTGCAAGCTCCAGGGATCCCCGTCTATCCACTGGGGCAGCGGCTGCAGCAACGGATACAGGTGGCGGTAGCGCGGGGCTAGGTGGATTTTTTCGCCCCTGACTGAGGTCGCGCAATGGCCCAGTGCGGGAGGCAATGGGCCTCGGTCCCTAACATTCCCCAGTCCTGCTCAGGGTCAGGCGGGAGTTGATAGTTCCATCTACCTATGGAGCAGGCATAACAAAACCAGCAGCGACCTTGAGTGTCACGCCACCCGTCCCGCTCTTACGGCCGTTCGCTCACCGGGATGGGCTTCGGCGCGGGGGCTGCAGAGTTGCCCCAGCGGGCAAGAACGGCGTGGGCATCGGCAATCCGAGCAGCCCTGGCCTTGGCTCCGTCAAAATCGGGACAACCAAAAGCCGATTCACTCTCCATTCGCGCTCTGTGTCGATCAGCCAGGAACCTCTCTAGTTCCTGATCACTCGGCCCCTCCATCTCCGGCTCGTCCAAAGCGGCCCAGATCCGGTCGCAATCACGATCAGAAAGCCCTGTCATGCTTTGCAGGTCGTGCCGCTGAACGCCGTCTAGCAGCTGTGCCAGGGCCCATGCCGCTTCACTCGGTGCTGACGCGGCAGGCCGGCCCCAACGGGCAAGAACGTCCGTCATCAAATCACTCAGTTCACAATGAGCTGATTCCAGGCAGCCACCAATCTTCAGCCAGGTTGCCCAAGGCTCCCGGCCATAGGCAAAGGCGATCAGGCTTGCATGGTCCGGCCCCTCCCCTTCCGGCTCGTCCAGGGCGGCTCGGGCGCGTTGCAGTATTCCCGATTTCCGACCAGCCCAGTAGGCAGTATCGGTGGGTGGGTAGGTCTGAATCAGTGAAGCAAGTTCTTGGCACAAGGCACGAAAGTCGGTCATGGTCGGTGGTGGTGAATGGGTGCTAGGGCATGGGCAGCGGTCGTAGCGTCAGACGCTCGCCCACGCCAGCGCAAAGCCCCAGCTCCCCCATCGTAAGCCATCCCCACTCCCTAAGCCACTACGGCAAACTGAGAAAACAGCACCGCCGGCACCGTGCCCCTACCGTTTGTCACCGCGCTAGATGTCCAGGTCCAGGACGTGGGGGACGCAACCACGGGCATCCTGCAATTCCCTGTCTTCCATGCTCTGCTGGTCGGGGAGCGCTTGCTGATGGAAGAGATCGAAGACCAGTCCACGCTGACCGACCAGTTGCAGCGCTTGGCTCAGGTCATCCAGCACATGGACAACCTGCCCGAGCCGACCGCCAATCTTGTCGCACTACGGGTGATGTCCGCGCACAACGGCATTCCCGTGGTGCTGGAGCCACTGGAAACCATGATTCGCAAGCGCGAGCACCGGTTGATCCATGAAATTGAAAAGTGCCAAACCGCAAAATTTCAGGCAAGGGTCACGCGGATGGTTACTGCTGCAATCCGTTACCGACTGGGGGAAGTAGATCCTGACTGCGCCAACTGGACCGATGATGAAACCCTGAAGATGACCGAAGGGCTGCGAGATGCCATCTACAACTTTATGCTGAGAGAGCAACGCGGGGGCAAAGATCAGGAAGCGCCCGACTTGCAAGCAATGGCCGAAAACCTGGGAAAGCCCGACCTGCCCCAACCGACTGGGGCGCAATCTTCTGGAGGGTCAACGACCTCTGGCCCAACCATCAATTCTTCTCCTGTGAGCGATTCGCCTACTGCCCCGAAACGGTCGTCTGGGAAGCAATCGAAACAGGCACCCGAATACTGAGGGAACGGCAGCACGCGGCAGAACGGCCGATCGCTAATTTTCACGCCTGGTACGCCAGCGCACACCGGGACACCGATAAGCGCAGCGAGCCGTTCAACATGGAGGACTTCTGCTGGCACTTGCCGCCGACTGCGGCTGGCGATGCACCACAGGGCCCGCCGGCAGAAGCTGGTGCGGCGATGCTTGCCCTATGCGAGGCCCAGCAGGTTCCAGGGTTTGCGATGGCCTTCTACGATGCCCTTGCTACCGCCGGAGAGGGAATAACCCCACCCACTCTGCTGGCCCTGCTGGCAGATGATGCTCTGTTACTGGCCCCAGCTGAGCAGCAGGACGGCTGGCGGGGGTTGCTGCTGGCTGAAGATACGGCCGCCGGCCAGGTGCGCACCTTCAGGATGGCGGGGGATCCGCAGCGGGTGGTGAGCTTGCTTGTGCCAGACGCTCCCGATGCTGTGACGCCAGCATGGGCGGCGGCAGGAGCATGGCTGCCCATCGCTCAATCTGCTGGTAGCACGCCTCAACCTCCTGCGCTGCCGCCTGGATTGACGGGAAGTAGCCAAGCGACCAACGGCGACCATCCCACCACACCCGAGCCTGATACGGGCGATGGTTGTTATGAGGGCAGTGGCTGACGCCGCGAGGATAGGAGGCCATGCCCCAGCTTTCCAGTCTAAGCCGCTGATAAGGCTTAAGCCATGGCGGCACCCTGAGAGGTAACGCCCCGGCGATGCCGGCACGAAAATGTCTACGGAATGGCAGCAGAGTTTTGGCTACCGGTTCTTTTTTACCCCAATCAAGTCTTCGGCGGCTGACCTGACCCGCATCAACCTTGGCGGGCTTGGCGCCGGCAAGTTTATCAACAACGCCACTCTGCAAAACGCGACTGCCAAGATTATCACTGCTGGCACGGGTGATACTTTCGCCTTTGGCGTTGGCGCCCATGCGATTACGAATGCCGTCACCACTACCTCTCTCGCAACCCTGACCTTCGACGCTGCCCACGGCATTGCAGTAGGCCGGAGGATCGTTGTCAAAGATCTCCCCGCCCCGTTCGCCAGTCTGAACGGTTCGTTTGTGGTGACATCGGTGACCACCACAAGCCCGCACACCCTCTCCTACGCCCTGACTGGTTCTGCGATCACCACGGCCGCCGTTGCCGCTGGTGTAGTGGCCCCCTCGCTGCTGCTTGATGGCACCGATCCCCCGTTCCGGCTGATGGGGCTGACCAATGCCCAGCCAGCCAACGCCACCACCAAAGAATCCGTCACCACCTACGATGAGGAAGCGGGTGGTTACGCCACGCCGATCCCGACCGCCAAGGACAAGACATGGGCGCTATCTGGGGTCACATCCTTTGCTGCTTCTGCGTGGCGTGCCATGCGGCTATGCGAAGAGCTGAACCTATCCGAGAAGTTGATGATCCAGTACGCCTTGATCGGCCCTTACAACGGCAACCAGGTGGAGTATGGGTATGGCATGTTCGAGTCCTACCAGCCGGAGCAGGCCGCCGGCACGGTGCTCAAGTATCAGGTGAGCTTGGCTGGCTACGGCAAGCCGGGGCTTGAACTGCTCTGATCATGGCGATCACCGTTCGGGGGGAGAAGTTCGAGGGCTACAACAAGCCCAAGCGGACCCCCGTGCGAGCTTCAAGGCCCGCCATGCCGAGAACATCGCCAAGGGCACGATGAGTGCCGCCTACTGGGCTGACAAGGTGAAGTGGTAGGTCTAATCAGGTATCCGGAAATTCCGGACAACTGAATTGATAGGCCCCGGCGATGCTGGGGCTTTTTAGTGCCCTTTATAGCTCAGCGTTAATCGGGAATCATTGCCGCAAGCCGTTTAGACTTACGATAAGCGGCGATCTCCTCGTTTATCTCCTGCTGAGTCATTTCTTTTGATTGATTATTCGCAAGAGCAATTCTTGCCCTTTGCCAGGCATTCCGCAAGCGAGTAATGCGCTCGGACCTTTCAGGATCAAAAACAGGCATCAGACGCCTCAGGTAGCGGGGCAATAGATACCCGCCATTCTACTGTGACCTTGATTGTTCCTAGGCCCCGGCGATGCTGGGGCTTTTTAGTGCCCTTTATGGCTCAGCGTTAATCGGGAATCATCGCCGCAAGCCTTTCGCCTTCGTCAAGGTCTGGCGGATCGACAAACTCTCCCCGTTGCGCTTGCCCTAGGCCGCGCATGACAGAAGCGTGGGCCTCTTTGTTCTTGAATAGCCATGCTTCAGACAGCGGACAAGGCAGCAGGGACAACGGATCTCCCGTATAACTTCCTGCGCTGGCATCAGACAACGCATCAAGCACGTCTGCCGGCGCATCAAGAGCGCCGCAAACTTGATAAACTGCGGCACAGAGGTCACGCAGTTTTTGTACTTCTACTAAGGCTGCGGCACCACGCCAGCGGCTGGAAAACAGGAAAGCGAGTAGGCGTTTCATGGTTGGGTGGTGTCAGGGGTGGGGTGGTTGCTTTGCTTGGATTTAGCCAAGACGAACGGCGTCAGCCATTCTACTACGCCTTCCTCGCAAAGGGCTGCGATGAATTCAGGGTTGTTTTCTAACAATTCCGTTAACTTGGGCGCGCAAAAAGCTACTGCTGTTTTGCCTCTGGCGCTGGCTTCAGCGTGTTGCTCGGCCAAATGAAGCCCAATACCAAAAGCATGTGGCCAATCACTAAGCTTCAGTAATGCCGCAATTCGTTCAGCGCGTTTTCTTTCTTTATGCGGAAAATTTATGCTGTCATGTGAATCCTTGTCTTTGCTCATGGTGTGGTTGGGGGTGGTGGTGTTGAATCAGTGGAAAGGGCTTGGCGGATCAGCTCCCGCGCCCATACCGTTACCGGTGTGTCCTGTCGCTTGCAATGCTCACGCACGGCTGCGTAAAGGTCTGGCGCCATGGTGAGCTGAATCATGCAACGACCGTCTTTGCGGATGCTCATAGCGCTTCACTTAAAGCAACAAACCTAAGCAGGCTCTCTTTTACGTACTCAGATGAAGAGATTCGACGATCAGTGTCAACTTGAATCTTGCTGACACTGGCCTTACTAGGATTAAAGACAACCAGCGCACGCGCATAAACATCTTGTCTGTGATGAGTATGCAAGCCATTTCCGGTCGTTACCTGACGAGTCAAGGCTTTAGAAGCGGCGGTCATTTTATCGTAATTTGCAGATACCAAGGCCCGATACTGAGAGTAAACAAAATCAGTATCAGTGTTATTGATGATTTGCACTACAGCGCATAGCTTGAAAGATGCAGAGCTAAAATAGGCAACCTTTGAAGGACAGTACTGAATTAGCGCTTCTACCATGTCTTTTAATCCCGCATTTATTAACGGATCAATTTCGCGTCGCGTTGGCCGGCTGCTTCCGGTAATTATCTGCCCAGCAAGTCGAAGCACTTCAGCTACGGGCTTGGCGCAATCAAGAATATCGTGATAGCTACGTGAAATACCCCTATCCGTAACTTGATAGGCATCTTGTGGTAGACCCCATACAACAGTGGTTTCAAAAGGCGTGTCAGCAAGGACGCAAGCGTTCAGCCTGTGATGTGCGTCTCTCAACCTGCCTTGATTGTCTATGCCAACTCCCTGGCTGGTTACCAACCAGTCTCCGCGTTTCATGGCAACCGCGAGAAGCTTGACGTAATGGGAGCGAATTGTTCTGTTACCTGGGCTGGTCGCTAACAGTTCTTTCGCAATAGCTGGCGTAATGGTCACCACTGCGCTCTGCGGGACCTGGCTGAGGAAATTCATGGGACAATACCGGCGGCAAGCCGGGTGATGGGTTATTAGGCCCGGCCATTGGCCAGGAGCGGGCGGGGGTGCAACCCCGCTTGTTCCGCATGATCGGATCATACCCCATCCCTAAGCCGTTCGCCAAGGGCAGCGCCACCCGCCCAGCAAGCCGCCCGCCCCAGCCTGTTGGGAAAGCTGCAGCATGACCCTGCCCACCACTGCACAGGAGCTATACGACCTGCTAGCGGCCGATGCCGTGGTCAGCGCAGCACTGGGCACCTACACCCCCCGCAGCGGCACCACCATCCCCGCCATCGCAGTAGTGCGGCGCAATGAAGCCCTGCCCGAGGGGGTGGCCGTGGCTGGCCTGGAAGTGGTGATCCTCGCCAACCCCGACTACGCCACCGAAGCATTCGCCACGGGTGAAACGGCGCTCAATCCGCAGTTCCGGCTTTACGTGTCCGAGTGGTCGCCAGCGGGTGACTTCACGGCCCTGCAGTTGCTCACGCAGCGGATCATCGGCCTGCTCCCCGGCTGCCGTGCGGTGCCGATCGGTGGCGATCCCCCAGGCCGTGGTATCGGGGTGCTCGATCAGTACGCCCTGAGCTGGACCAACCCCACCCAGTACGTCGTCACCCCAGGAAGCTGACATGGCAAACGAGTGGGTTGTCAAGGTAACGGCCGATGTCAAGGGGGTACTCGATGCGTCGCGGCAAATCGGGCAGCAAGGCAAGCAGGCGGGGGAGCAGTTCAAGCAGGGATTCGCCGGCAGCGACCAGACGATCGAAGGGCTGCGTGGCCGGCTGAATGAGTTAACCCAGTCCCTAAACAAAGCGGCTATCGGATCAAAGGAGTTTGCGGCTGCGCAAAAAGAAATCGCCAAAACACAGCAGGAAATCAACAATGCGCTAAAGGGGGTTGCTGCAGGGGAGGCGACTATTACCGGGCTGCGCAACAAGATGGCGGCGCTGAACGAAACCCTAGGCCAAAGCGTAATTGGTTCCAAGGAGTTTGTAGCAGCGCAAAAAGAAATCGCCCAAACTCAAGACAAGTTAAACGCAGCGATAAAGGGATTTGGCGGCAATCAAAACAGCATTGAAGGGTTAAACAACAGGCTAGCCGAGTACAATAGCATACTGCAAAAAGCTGAAATTGGCTCTAAAGACTTTGTGGCGGCACAAAGGGGAATTGCAGCAACGCAAAAGCAAGTAAATGATGCATTGAAAGGATTTAGCGCAAGCGAAAACACGATCAACGGGTTGCGCAGTAAAATATCGGCCCTTAATGAAACCCTAGGCCAAAGCGTGGTTGGGTCGAAAGAATTTGTCGCAACACAAAAGGAAATCACTCAAACCCAGGAAAGGTTAAATGCGGCGCTAAAAGGATTCAGCGGAAGCCAAAATAGTATTGAAGGGTTAAACAATAAACTAACCGAACTTAACGGAGTATTGCAAAAAGCTGAGATTAGCTCTAAAGAGTTTGTGGCGGCACAAAGAGAAATTGCTCAAACTCAAGACAGGCTCAATGCAGCACTAAAAGGGTTTACTGGCAGTCAAAACAGCATTGAAGGGTTAAATAATAAACTAGCCCAGTATAATAGCGCTTTGCAAAAAGCAGAAATTGGTTCCAGGGAGTTTGTCGCGGCACAAAAAGGAATCGCGACAACACAAAGAGAAATCAATAATGCGTTAAATGGATTCAGCGGTAAAGAGCAAACAATTAGCGGGCTACGCAATCGCTTGTCGGAGCTAAACCAAGCCTTAGACAAAACAGCGATTGGATCACGGGCATTCAAGGAAACACAGTCGGAAATTGCACGCACACAGCTACAAGTTGATCAAGCTCTTGGCAAAACTAGCGTAGCGGTTGGTGTGCTTGGCAACGCCTTGAATGCACTGGGCTTTGTTGGGGTTACCTATTCGGTGGTTGGGTTTCTGAAGGGATCCATTCAGGGAGCGGCAGAGCTTGAAACGACCACCCGCAAGCTCTCCGCCACCCTTGGCGCCCAGGGGGCTGCTGGGGCTCTCAGCTTCGCTCGTGAAACCGCCGATGCGTTGGGGTTGTCTTACAGAAGCCTGTCTAGTACCTTCGGCAGTTTTACCGCAGCAGCAACAGCTTCCGGCGTGCCACTGCAGCAGCAGAAAGATCTGTTTGCGTCAGTAGCAAAGGCCGGCCAAGTATTGGGGTTGACCAATGATGGAATCAACGGAACCTTTGTGGCGCTGCAGCAAATTGCCTCAAAGGGAGTGGTCTCTATGGAAGAGCTACGCCAACAGCTTGGGGAAAGGCTGCCAATCGCTCTAGCTGCGACCGCCAATGGTCTAGGCATTAGCCAGCAGGCGCTGATTAAGCTGGTGGAAACTGGCAAGCTCACATCGGCTGAGTTTTTCCCAGCAATCACCAAAGGATTAAATGATCTGACTGCTAATGCTGGCGGAACACTTACCGCAGCACAGAACTTTGCCAAGCTGCAAAACGCCTGGGAAGATCTGCAGGACAGCTTCGGAACGAGCCTACTGCCAACGGTTACGCAGCAGGTAGTAAAACTGGCCGGGGCGCTGGAAGGGTTAAAGGTTGACGTATCGGCAAGAGACTTGCGTCAGTCATTTGGCGTAACGGCCGATGAAGCAACCCAGCTTGTTGGCATCCTAAAAAACATCACCAAGGAATACGGACTTAGCGACCAGCAAGCCAAGAACCTGCTAAGTGACGCTATTGCAAACACTGGGGCCAGTCGTGATTGGTTTGGTGAACTGAACTTAGGGGGTAATCGGTTTGCTCAGGTTCAAACAGAGATTGGCGACCTAGCCAAAGATTTTGCCAGCAAACAGCGCGACATACTAGGCGAAACCAATGCTGCCGTCGCTGCCGAATCTCAGCGACTCGCGATTGCAAAGAAGCAAAACGAAGAAAAAGTCAAAGAATTAGCAAGTCAAGCTCAGTTAGCGGAAGCAGTTGGCAGGACACTTCAGGCCGAAAATGCCGGTCGCGCAGAAGTTCAGCAGGCCGGTATCAACCTTGGCCAAGCGCTTATAGGACTAGAGGATTCGCGTTTCAGTATTATCCGCAATCGCAATAACTATGAACTACAAGAAGCGCAAAAGCGTGGTGCAAGTGAGGGTGAAATCAATGCAATCAGGCAACAAGGAGACGAGATTGATCGAGCCGCTTTAACTTTTAAGTTTAACGCTTTACTAGCACAGCAGGACCTACAAAGGCAGATACTTGCCTTGCAGCAAGAACAAGCCAGGCTAGATGCTGGGCTTGCGTCAGACTCGGCAAGGCTAGAAGTAGAGAAAGCAAAGCTAGGACTCGAACAGGCCTCGCTGTCAAGCAATGCACAAGCCATCCAGCAAGCCGAACTCGCGCTGAGAATTGCTGAGCTTGGCACGCAATCCGCTGACTCCAAGCTCCAGATCCTCAGCAAGACCCAGGCCATCGAGTCGCTGATTGCTGGCGTTACCAACGAAACCGCGCAAAACCAGATTAAGGCCGAAGCTGCCGCCAAGAACCTAGCGCTGTTTGCCGATGGCACCTTTCAGGCCACTAAGGGCACTAGGGACCAGTTCAACAGCTTTCAGGACTTGCTGTACCTCAATCTGGACCAGCAAAAAACCTTCCAGGGGCTGGTCAGGGACACGGGGCTGGAGGTCAAGAACACCGGCAAGGGCTACTTCGAAATCAGCGGCTTCATCGACGGTGCCGCCAAGGCTACGGGTGCCGCCAGAAGTCAAACCGCTGGACTTGCCAGCAACATGAGCAATGCTGCCGATGCGGCCAGGTCGTTCTACAACAGCCTGAACGCCGCCGCCGGCCTACCCCCTGCACGGTTCACGGGTGGCCCGGTGGATGCCGGCCAGACCTACCGCATCAATGACGGCCCGAGCGGGATGAGCCTGGGGCAGGAATCGTTCTTGTCGGCATCCGGGGCGCTGAGCCTGATCAACCGACCCGCAAACAGCCTCTGGATGGCGCCATCGAAGGGCACGGTCATCCCTGCTGCCGTGACCAGCCGACTAAAGGAGTCCGGGGCCCTGGGTGGTGGCGCTGGCGTGATGCGGGTGGGATCCGATCCGGCAATGGCCCATCTGGCGGCGGCGGTTGGAAACCTGAGCCAGGAGGTAGCTGAGCTGAGGCGTAAAGCGTGGAACGTGGGGGTCAGTGTGCGAGGCGATGGATCTGGCCTGAAGCTGCAGCAGACCATGGCGCGGATTCGTTGAGGGTGACCTGATGAGCATTCAGCTCACCTACGGCGCATCGACCCTGACACTGCGCTACCTGCAGGCGCAGCCGATCGGTTACGCCGAAGCGGAAACTGAGCAGGGGCTGACGGCGCGGCGCTTCACCGTGGCGGGGCTTTGCACGCCAGCGCAGTGGGTGACGTGCTGCAGCATCTTTGATGCCTGGCAGGCGGCCAAGATCCTGGAAGCGCCCACCATCACCAGCCGAGCAGTAGGGGCCACCGTGGCGCTGACCTGCTCCGCTCATGGCCGCAGTGTCACCGGCCTGAGTTGCTGGTTCACCGGGGCGCCAGCGGGCGAAACGACCGGGGCATGGGTCAAGGTAGGTTTCACGCTGATTGACGCGGCGCAGCAGCTGGCGGTAGTGCTGCGGCAGAACGAGAAGGCTCGCCTAGGGGGTGATGCCTTCCTGCCCGCCTACGGAACATTCTCGCTGGGGGCCACCAGCCTAGCGCTGTTGGAGCAGCCAGAGGCTTTTGAAGACGGCCCCAGCCTGGAGCCCACGTCTACCGGTGGGTTCGTGACACGGGGCCCGTTGGTGGCGAGCGAAGTGCTCAACATCAGGGGGGTCACCAATGCCGCCGGGTGGACGGCGATCAAGGCATGGTTTATCAGCACCATCGCCAGCCGGCCTGGCCCGACCGACTACTGGCCGGTGGATGGCCTCTCCCTTGAGCGGGATCGGATCGTCAGCGGCGGGGTAGTGGTCGAGCGTTACATCGTCAGCGTCAAGCTCAAGCGGAGGGCTGCCTGATGCCCGCCGCGCTGATCGATGTCTGCGCCCAGGTGTTCAGCAACCTGGGGCCCGTTGTAGGGGGGCAGTTATCCACCGACCCGCTGCAGCCTGGGGTTGGCCTGCTGCGCACGCAAGGGGAGGTGGTGATCAGCGGCCTCATCCAGCCGGCCAAGGGCGCCGAGTTTCTGCTGGGGGTGCGGTTGCCTGGTAACACTCTGACCCGGTTCCCGAGGCGTTTGCGGGTGCTCAAGGCCGAGAGTAACCCGATCAAAAACGAGACCACCCTGATCGTTGGGTGCCTACTGGCTCTGAAGTGGGACCTAGTGAAGGCGGAAATCTTCTATGCCGACGAGAACCCGCAATGGACGCCGGTTGAGCCAACAGCAGCAGGATCCACTCCAAACATCTGCCACCTGAGCAGCGTGGTAGCCACCTGCCTGACCCGTTGCGGGATCACCCAGGCGGGCGGCAACCCTGTCATCACGGGCGCCAAGGCGGTGGACAGCATCGACCTATCCGATGGCTATTTGGAAGTGGCCAGCCGGATACTTGGCGAGGCCGGTCTGTATGGCTTCATTGATGCAGCGGAGACGCTGCGGTTGCGACGGGTGCTAGCCCCGGCCGCTACGGGGCCATTGCTGGCGATGAGTGATCTGATCACGATGGAGCCAATCGGTGATCCTGCGGCACCTGATGAAATCCTGGTTGAGTACACGGCGGTCGAGGCACCACCGAATTACAAGCCCAAGAACCCGGATGACAAAGCGGTTACCTGGAACACTGATGATCAGAATGGGCCAAGTTACGCAAGGAATTGGACATATCAAAAGACCATCAGCCCTGTACAGAAATACGAGATTGAATATCAACGCACAGTTGGCAACGCCAAGGTAACTTTTCAGGATTCTGTTAGTTTTGTTTCTGAGTCGGTAAACCAGAGCTTTTACAGTACAATCAAGTACAAGGACAAGGACGGCAAGATCCAAAAACAAGACGTACTTTTTAGGTCAACATCAGACACAACTACCTGCAGTGCTGCCGTAAATCCAACTGAATGGAAATCAAAGCGAGAGGGTGGCAGCGGTTACACCCCCCTTGCGTTGCAGGTCAAAGCAACCAAGGTTTTTAAATCTTACAAGATTACAGAAGATGGCCCGGTAGAAACACGGCAGGTAACAGAAGAATACGAGCCACTGATTGCCTTTGCGGGCGGGCTTGCCATTGAAAACTACAACGGTGTCAACATCGCCCAGGGCAACTTCCTGGTAAGAAAAACTGTAGTTGAGAAAACAGAGAATAAAGCATCTGATATAACGCTACAAAAAACCACCGTCTACCAAGCGTGGGGAGCAACGTCATCAGGTAAGACGATTGCTTCCGCAACAATGAAAATAGCTAGCAAATTCAATGATACCGCCAGGATTGCAAGCACCATAGCGCTGTTTGATCGGATGAGTGCGCTAGTTTGCAGCGGCAGCGAAACGGTGATCAATATAGGGCGCGGGCAAATTCCCGACCCACCCAAAGAAGTTGACGAGCAAAACAACAAGCTAGACAACATTCAAAGCGACGTAACAACTAACAGCAGCCTAGATAAAACAGATCCAAGGGGCGAGTCAGTACCTCAATCAGTAACTTTACAGTTTGGCCAGGGCGAAGCTAGTAGCACGGGCAAGTACGACATGCAGTACGCCCCAGACAGCTACCTCAGGCCCGCTGATGGCGCCGGGGACAATGGCACCGGCATGACGTTTGTCAATGGTGCCAGCAGCGCTGCCGCCTACACCTACGGCAAGGTGTTGCACGCGATCCTGTCGGGGATGGCCAACGGCAAATCCATCACCACCGAGTTTCGCAATATCCCTAGCGAGCCGCTGGCGGGGATCTTCATTGAGGCTTCGGGAACCATTGGCAAGTTCCGCGCCAATGGCATTACCTATGCGTTTGATGCACAGGGGCTGGTTGCCGGCTGTGACGCCATGCTTGACGGTGGGGCGGGGTTGGTGGCCGGCGGTAGCGGGGCGGATTGGTTCCCCATGGCGGTACCAGCCACCAACCTGTCAACCCTGACCCCAGCGGTGAACAGCACCCCAGCCCTAGCGAACACAATCGCGGCGCCTGGAGGGTTTGACCCTGCGGCACCGGGCAACATCTGGAGCAGCCTGGGGACTGCGGGCGCCGTGAATGACGTGTATGCGGCGGCGGTTACCAAGGCTGCTGTAGTGGGTTCGGTGGCGGAAACGGTCCGACGCGAGAGCGTAAGCCGATCGCTGAGCTGGCTGCTGACAGCGGACTATGACATGACGCCGCAGACGCTTTCGTTGGTGAGCGTAACGACGAATTACGGGACGCTGCAAACCTTCACGGTGGCTGAGAATCCTGGTGTTACGTGGGTCACAAATGTCACCACGTTTGAACCTGGAGCGCGGACCGACGGCCAGGGGTATAACGAGGGCGTGGCATGGGTGACACCTACTACCACGTTTACGCCAGGCGGTGCAAACAATGGACCCAACCCAGGGGTGGCATGGGTCACACCGGCTACCACGTTCACGCCGGGGGCAAGAACCGATGGGGTTGGGTTTAACCCTGGCGTGGCATGGGTGACGACTGCTACGACGTTTACACCAGGAGCGAGAAGTGACGGCAGGACTGTTCTTCTGTTGGCGCACATGGATGGGGCTGATAATGGCACAACCTTTACTGATTCAAGTTCATACGCCAAAACAATTACGCGTAGCGGGTCGGTAGTAACAAGAACAAACGTTAAGAAGTTTGGCACCGCAAGCCTTCGCGGAGAGGCTAATGGTTATTTAAGATTCTCACCGGCTATCATGCTTTCTGGAGACTTTACAATAGCGGCTTGGTTTAGTGCTGATGATATAATGCGTGACCAGACGTTATTTGGCTCTACTATTGGCGACGTACATATCATGCGGCTAAACGGATATGGCGCTGGCAGTGTTAGATCCTTTATCTCCTTTGGTGGTAGTTCCGTCTTGATGGGAAGCGCAAATAATCTCTCAGGCATCAGCTCTGGTGTTCTTAATTACTATGCTTTGACAAGGCAGGGAGCAACCCTAAGGGACTTTTTGAATGGCAACCTGCTATCGACAACAACGTTTAGCGGTAGCGTTCCGATAGATACCATAGGAGCCGGGTTTGAGGGTACCTCTAATCAGTTCTTCGGGAACATCGATGAAGCCATCATTAGTAAAGAATGCCTCTATACGACTAGCTTCACTCCACCTACGCAACCTTTCTAGGTTGCATAGGTAAGCCGGAAAGCTAAGGCGAACTGACCCGGTAGCCATGGCGTCAATCGTTTTCAGCAGTTTCCCGCTAGACGTTTTGAGCGGGAACTGCAACACCACGCATACATACAAGGCGATGCTGACTACTTCGGGTTACACCGAAGACCGCAATGCCCACACCAAACGCAGCAACGTCACCAATGAGGTAACGGGTACCGGTTACACCGCCGGGGGCGTCACCGTAACCTTGACCGCGAGCCTTGACACCGCTTCAACACCTCCAAGGTTAACGGTCACGACCAGCGCTGCCATCTGGCCGGCTAGCACGATCACGGCGCGTAGACTGGTGGTCTACCGCTCGCGCGGCGGGGCGTCTTCAGTTGACGAGCTGGTGTGCTGCGTAGACAACGGCGTTGATCTGGTAAGCAGCGCCAGCACGATGACATGGGCCGCCAGAACCTGGGAGATCCCGCTACCTGCTGCGGCTTGATGGGGTGGAAAGCTCCGGTAAGCGGGGGCACCTATGGATGTTTTGATCTCACCTGACGCGCTAGCCAAGCAGGCTCAGCTCACCTACGAAAGCAAGACCTTCAGGATGTTCCTGGCGCTGCGTGGCGGCACGGTGTTAACCCAGGCCAGCTTAATCAGTGCCTGGGATGCAGTGAAGCTTGCGGCGGGCAATGGATACGCGGAGATAACGGGCACGATCGGGACCGGCACGTTTAACTCTGGCAACGCGAGGTACGAGTTACCAGCGTTTGCCACCATGCCGCTAACCCCGACCGGTAGCGGAATTACCTACGATGCGATTGTGTTGCAGGTTGATAGCCGCACCTATCCCGACCGGGTGGTTTTACTGCCGACGCCAGAGACGCTGCAGGCGGGGCAGCCGAAGACCTTTCAGATACTGGTAGCGCTGGGATGAGCCTGATTGTTGACATCAATCCGGTGCCGTGGGAGATCCTGGAACAGGTAAAGGCGCGGATCCTGAGGAACCGGGCAAAGAAACAAAAGCGGCAGCCGGAAAAGGGCAAGGAACTGCGTCGGGTGATGCAGGTTGATAATGGGATACTGGCAAAGCAGCGGTGGGAGGAGCCGAGCTTTGTTTTGGGACTGGAGAATCGCGTACCCTATGTCGTTGTTGTGGTTGGAGGCGGCCTTAGCCGTAAAGTCATCAAAAGTCGCCCTAGGCTACAATTTTACGATATATTTGTTTGGGACGGACTTAACGCCCCCTACTACTATGCAGCCGATGGCACCGGTGAAGGTGGATGGTACTTTGGAATGTGGTATTATAACCAAAAAAAATATTACTACAGCATAGTTCAGAACTACACGTACTTGGGATCGCCGGTCTACGAAGCAATAGAAGATATTGCGGTTCAGTTAAATGAATTAACGATAGGAATTATCACTCCACCAAGTTTAGATACTTTTGTAGCCTATTTATTTACCTGGTCAACGAATCTTGATACGCAGAACAGAATAAAAGAAATTGTAGCAAACCGTCTTTACGAAAACAAGTCTGCAACAACAGAGTTTACAATAACAACCATTCCTCCCACTCGTAGCACCGGCCCTGAAGACGTGCTAAGCCCGGAACCTAGATTTTACCCTATAACTCTTAATTGGAAAACGATTGTAATTGATGATTTAACCATAAAAGAACCCGAAGTTGGCGATCAAATACAATTAAAATTTGTGCCTACCAGTCTTGATGGCCGGAAATACGGTGATAGCGAAAGCATTTTTAATGCGGCGATTCATTACGGCTTGGTTGATTCCTTTGGACGGGCGGTGACCATTGACCCGTCTGCTAATATTTTTACAGCAACTGAACATGACTTTGCCGCCAATGATGCAATCGCTTTTTTTGCTACACAAGGGACTTTACCATCACCTTTAACCGAGGGTAGGTCTTATTTCGTGCGCGGCGAAGGTTTAACGTTAAACACTTTTGCGATTTCTTTAGAATACGGCGGCAATATTCTTGACATCACAGGTCCCGCAAATGGTGCTTACTTTGTCAATCACAGTCCAAACACTTTTAGCACTTCTACGGCTATTAGCTCAATACAAAAGCACGATCTAAAATTCTTATAAAATAAACAATCGATGCAAGCCCCCCAACCCGACTCCATCGAAACCCTGGTCGAAACCGTCCAGACCCGGCAGCTCGCCAACCGCATTGCCGCCGCCGAACGGGAGCAGGAGCGCCGCCAGCGGCCTAAGCCATCGCGCAACCGCTAAGCCGGAAAGCTGATGACGTAGTTGCTCGCGGGCGTGAAGCCCCGATCACATGAAGAAACGTTGGATTGATCAGTTCACCCTCCAGGGCCCTGAAGGTGGCAGCGAGGGTGGCGCGGGTGGCGCGGGTGGCGCTGGTGGCGGTGCGGGTGGTGCGGGTGGTGCCGCAGGGACTGCCGATCCCGCCCCTGGCGGTGGCGAGGGGGAGGGCGAAGGGGATGACCTCTTCCGCGTCAAACATGCCCTGCAGCGTGAGCGCGAGGTCAACCGCGAAAAAGATCGCCGTATGGGTGCCCTGGAAGCCCAGCTACGGGAGCTGTCCACCACCAACCCTGAGGCGGTGCGGGCGGCTGAGGCCAAGGCCAAGGAGGAACAGGCGCGGAGGGAGCTGATCGAGCAGCAGGCACGGATTACGCAGGAGCAGATTGAGGCCAAATACAGCGCCCAGCTGCAGCAGTCAAACAAAGAGCTGATCGAAGAACGCGAGGCACGCGAGCGGCAGCTTGTGAAGCAGCAAGCCGAGAAAGCTTTCCTCAATGCCAAGGGCCGGGTGGAGATCAGCCCCCTCGACGGATCCACACCGTTTGATGGCGTCTGGGGTCGGTTTGGCCCCAACTTCCGGATTGAAGACGGCGCACTGGTGATCGTTGACGCCAAGGGCAACCCTGAAATCGACTCCGAAACCGGCATGCGGTACGAGCCGACTAAATGGCTCAAGCGGCTGCAGACGGATCCGTACTGGGGTCTTCACTTCGAGCCCTCCATGGGTAGCGGTGGCGGGGCACGCACCGGGCGCGATGGCCGTGTATCCAACAGCAAGGACCTGATGTCCATGCCTGTGAGCGCGGCGATTGCGGAGGCTTTTTAGTTAATCCCCGCTGACGGCTTAGGGGCCTGGGAAACATCAAACAACAGGGATCGACTGATGGCGTGATGCCTGAGGCGGTCCCAATCCAAACAGCTCGGCGTGATGCCCTGCGATGTCTTCCCGGCGTGATGCCACCCCCTTTGACCTTCACCTGAACTCCCCAAAATGGGACTAACACTTCTGGAGGCCGCCAAAGTTGACACTAATCAACAACGGGTGGCCGTTATTCGCGCTCTTGCTGAATCCGAGGTAATCCGCCTCGTACCCTTTGTCAACGTGCAAGGTGGCATTGACTACCTCACCGAAGCCGAACTGCCTGGCGTTGGGTTTCGTGGTATCAACGAAACCTTTGAGGCTACCTACGGCGTGCTTAATCCTGAGTACGAACGCCTCAAGCCGTTTGGCGGCGACATTGATGTAGACATGCACCTCATCAAGAACAATGGGCCTCAAGTAAGGGCTCAGCAAATCGAAGCGAAGCTGCGATCCATGCGGCTAACGCTTGAGGATTACATGTTCAACGGCGATGAGTCGGTTGATCCTCGCAGCTTTGATGGCCTCAGGAAGCGGATTGGCACCGACAGCTCTCAAGCCTTTAATGCCAGCGGTGCATTTTCGCTTGGCTTGCTGGATGAGCTGATTGACGCCGTAGATGGCGACAACAAGGTTGTCCACATGGGCAAGTCGATGCGTCGGCGCCTCACCGCTGCTAGTCGTAATTCCACTATCGGTGGATTCCTGACTACCACGCGAGACGAGTTTGGCAAGCTCGTCACCACTTATGGCGACACTCGGATTGTCGTCACTGACACCAACGCCCAAAACGTGACCATCCAAGGCTTTACCGAGGCTGGCAGCACCACCAGTGTTTACTGCGTCGCCTACGGCGATCAGCAGGTCACCGGCATCCAAGGCCCTGATTCGGCTGGTGGGTATGGGGTTGACGTAAAGGCATTCGGAGAAGTATCCGATGCCCCAGTGGATCGCACCCGGATCGAATGGTCTGTTGGCCTTGCAATTATGAATGGTCGCAGCGCTGCCCGCGTTTACGGCATCACTAATGCCGCAATGACCGCCTGATTATTGCCCTATTTATCTATCCATCCCCTGATTCCTTGAGGTATTGATTCATGGCACGCGCAACAGGACTGGCTCCCCGAAGGGGCTATCTACTGGATGCAATGACCGTATTGGTCGGTAACGTGTTGGCCGGCGCCCGTGGCCGTCCCGCCGAAACTCGCACCGGGGCCGCTCGGCTGCTCACTACCAACCTGGCAGCCCAGAATAACTGGAAGCTGGTGGTCTACGGCCAGTCCAGTAACTCCGCTGGGGGCTACATCCTGCAGGCCGCTCACGTTGCCGAGGGTGCCGCCCTTAGCTCCGCTTCGGCCTACGCCAACATCGGCGTGATTGCGATTGGGACTGGGCAATCCAACCCCAACGAGGTCGTTGTCGGCGGCAAGCAGATCCGTGATGCCGTCAAGGCTGCCGGTTCGGTGACTGGTGATGTTCGGGTGGCTGCGGTCCGGGTGCGCCCTGGCACTGGCAACCTGGCCATCAGCAACGTGGCGCTTGCTTCCAACGTGGTGACCATCACCCTGTCGGCCGCCCACACCATGCTGGTCGGCGAGGTTGTGACCGTGGGTTGCTCCAACCCGCTGGTGAATGGCACCTTCACCATTACGGAGGTGACTTCCACCACCTTCAAGTACGCCAGCGTTCAGTCCAACATCACCAGCGCATCGGCAACCGGAACTGTTACCAACGGCGCCGCTGTGCCGGTTGGAACCAACACCGTGGCACTCGTTCCCGCTGAATGACCCATTAGCCGGTCGATTATCCCTAGGGCCCTGCGGGGCCCTTTCTGCTATCTATCACCATGAATTTCCCTATCGGCTACGGCCACGATGTAAAGCTACAACAGCCAGCAGCCGAGCCCCAGGCCCAGGAACCCGCTGCAGATCCCTTGACTGCATTCCAGTCGGGGCTGACCGGCTCCGCTAAGCGCAGGCGAGCACGGGTGACCGGTGGGCGGTTTGCTGCCGACGATCCGGCCACCGTGGCAGATGAGGCGTGGGTGGAAAGCTAAGTCAGCGATCTTTGCCGCTGAACAAAGGAGACTCCCCATGGCTTTTCAGTTTTCGGTACCAGCGCGTAACGCTGCGCTGGACGCAATCGAAACGGCAGCAGGTACGGCCCCGACGCTGACAATTCGCACGGGCGCTGTTCCCGCCAACTGCGCAGCGGCAAGGGCTGGTACGGTGCTGGCAACACTGGTACTCCCGTCTGATTGGATGGCGGCGGCATCTGGTGGCACCAAAGCGCTGTCTGGTACGTGGCAAGACGTAGCAGCGGACGCAGCTGGTACGGCAGCGCACTTCAGTATTGACCAAGGCGCCACCTGCCATATCCAAGGGACCGTAACTGCCACTGGTGGCGGCGGTGATATGACAATCGACAACACGTCGATTGCTGCAGGCCAACAAGTGACGATTACATCATTCAATCTGACCGCTGGCGGTGCCTGAAGATGACAACGCTCATTGAACGCCTCCAACAATCAGACATGATCGGGCTGGACGCTGCGCAGGTGGTGGCCGCTTTGAACACCCCAGACCCGACCCTGCCTGCTGTTCGGGTGCCGTTTTCGTGCCCAGAAATTGCGATCCCGGCGGCGCTATCCGGCGAGCTGGCCACACTGAGGATCGTGGCGGCGCGAGGGGAGATACCGGCAGACCTAACACCGAACAACACGGCTATTTCATTATCGACTCAAGCGATTGCCGTCATACTGACCATGCTTGACGCTGTAGATCGAAACCAGCAGGTTCGCCCAGAAATGGATGCAGGCCAGGTTGCAGCGATGTTTGATAACGTCGAAGCGATGGGACTGCTTTCACCAGCGACGAAGGCAGCGATCCTCTCCCAGACCTTCCGATCTCCGTCTTGGGCCGAGGTACACGGCGTGAAGGTAACACTGGAATCCGTTGGCTTGGCGCGGGCCGTTTTGCAATCCGTCACCTTACTGGGGTGGGTCTACGCTGGTCCTGCACCGGGTGGTGGCGTAATGGAACAGGCGCGGATTCGGCTGCCAGACGGGACGGAATCCGCCCCGATATTTAAGCTGCCGATGGCCGAAAATGAAATGTTGCGTACCGCCGCCCTAAGTCAATGGCTAAATAACAATGCCGATATTCTTTATTGACCCAATCGGGGGGAACGATGCCAACAACGGGCTATCGTTTGTCAACCGTTGGCGCACGATCAACAGCGGGCCGACGGCGGCACGGGTGGCACCGGGCGACGAAATTCGGTTCATTGAAAGTCCTGCCCCGACCCTGATCGGCAACTGCACCTGGACCACCGGGGCAAGTGCGCGGTCGATCACGGTGCCTGCAGGCGTGGTGAAGTTGATCGACGCCCTGACGGCGAACACGGGCTGGGTCGCGGCTGCGCATGTGACACTCAATGCAGCGTCCGGCACCCGGTTGATCGGCGCGGCAGCGGTGAATTTTACAGTTGGTACGGCATTTACCACCGGCAAGCTGGCGCACAAGCCGTTGACGATGGACCTGACCGGGTTTCAGCAGGTCAACGTCTGGTTTCGGACATCGGTTGCGCTGACTGCGGGGACAGTGTTTTTGGACCTGTGTTCGGACGCGAACGGCGACGTGCCGATTGTGTCGGTGCCGTTCACAGACGGCTTGAACAACGTCTGGTTTGCGGGCCTGATCGCGCACATTGGCAGCATCGGCACCATCAGTTCCATTGCCCTGCGCACCACGGCAGACCCCGGCACCCCGACCATTTCGATCAACTGCCTGTGGGCATCCAAGGCCCCCGGCAGTGCCGACGAAGTCACGCTGGCAACGATGGTCAGTAAGACCGCCTACACCACGGCCCCGCCATTGCGCGGCAATGGTACCGGAGATGAGCCGTTGCTGGGGGTAATGGGTGTCACGTCGGACACAGCCGTTGTCCTGAACCGCAGCGGCACGCAGGAAAACGGCATTGAAAGCGCAGGACGGGGATATGACGGTGCAGCTGAAACGGTGGCCACCTATGCGCACCAGTGTTTCCCGTTTACCGAACCCCGCACCTGGTCAACCAACGAGCCTGGGACTGCGACGAATCAATTCGTGTGGACGGGCGGCTGGTCGGCGGCGGACATGGCAAGCCGCACGGGCATGACCCGGTACATGCTGTCATCGCGCGCTTATCAGGCTGGAGGTGGGCAGTTCACCACGTTCCAGAACTTCGTCATGAACACGTCGCTTGGCGGAAACACTTTGCCCGGCAGTGACGGGTGCCGAGTGGAAAACTGCCTCCTTACCTCCTGCGGCTTTGCAATCAACGGCTTCGCCCACAGTGGTCTGAGTGCTGCCGATGTTTGTTATTCGGCGGGCGGTGGCCCTTCGCTCGGCGGATCGAACCAGCCGAACGGCAGCGTTCTGGAAAACATCTACTCATACCTGAGCGCGGTGACCTATAACGGGGGCCGCAATCCTGTGCGGGGCCTCACCATTCGGAATAGCGGGGGGTACGGCCTGACTTTTCAGGGTAACCCCGGAAACGAGTCTATCTGTGTTGATGATCTGGTGACGCTCAATAATCAGTCGGGCGGAATTTTCGTTGCTTTAGGGGTCAATGCGCGTATTGCGAACGCGGACCCGAGAGAGGCTACTGACATCTTTTTCGTCTCCAACGGCAACGACGGGCTGTTGTCAGTTGAAAGTCTGGGCAAAATCGCGGGCAATGACACGCTGCGCCACACGTATGGCCGGATGACCCGGCAGACCGCCGTGGTGGACACGCAAGCCTCGTCCTGGCGCGTGCAGGTCACAAGCGGCAACGCCGTGGCCCGTGGACCGCTGCGCCTGCCGCTGGGGCAGTTCGAGGTCACGCGCGGGGTGACGACAACGATTGCCATGCGGATGCGGCGCGACAATACCGGGCTGTCAATGGGCCTGTCCTACATGCCAACGGAAGGCTTGCCGGGGATCACGACCGAGCAGCGGGCGCTGATGACGGCGGCGGCAAACACATGGGAGACGGTGACGCTTTCGCTGTCCCCGACCGGCAGCGGGACGCAGATCCTCAGCCTTGATCTGATCGCCTGGGGTGGCACCACGTTCAACGGGTACGTCGAAGCCATCACGGTGACCTGATGACGTTAGACGTCCAGAAGGGTTACGGCGGACGGTTATTCGTTTCAACCCTGACCGGCTCGCTGTCGGCCCAGAAGGGTTACGGCGGACGGGTTGCGATCTGGTCGCCTGTGGTTGCGGGCGGTGGCGGAATTTCAGGCACGGCATCTGGCACGATCAGCTTCACCGGGGACTCCACCGGGACCGTCTTGATCTCCGGCGCAGCCAGCGGCACGCTGCCACTAACTGGAGACGCGGTAGGCGTCATTGGCAACGCCCCTGCTACTGCTACTGCCGCTGGCACCCTGCCCCTTGGAGGGGGCGCTACCGGGGCCGTCGCCGTATCTGCGGTGGGCAATGGCACGCTGCCCCTGTTTGGCACCGCTACGGGCGTCATCGGCACCGCTCCGATTACTGCCACCGCTTCGGGGACACTGCCGATTACCGGGGACGCCACGGGCAGGGTCAGCGTCAATGGCGCGGCTAACGGGACGTTGCAGCTCGATGGTGAAGCGATCGCATCTGTCCGCGTGTCTGTCGTTGCGGACGGCATCTTGCCGCTTGGCGGGACCGGCGCCGCAACGGCCCAAATCAGCGCGATTGCCAGCGGCACCTTACCGCTCACCGGTAACGCGACGGGCACGGTAGCTACGGCAATTATATCCGGGTCAGCAGCGGGAGACCTGCCTCTTGGCGGGTCGGCAACAGGCGCAGTCCGAGTTATCGGCGTAGCGGATGGAGTCTTTGTGATCACCGGCACGTCAACGGCAATCGGGCCAGTTCAATTTGCCACTCGGTTTGCCTTCCCTGGCGATCCAGCCAATGGCGGCAAACTGAGTATATCACGCCGTGGCGGGCGCATCGTTAGGTGAGGATTCGATGAGCACTTTTTACATCAAAACTGGCGATACATCACCCGCCATCCGATACGCACTAGATCCGGCATCGGTGGTGCTGACCGGTGCGACGGTGCGGTTTCAGATGCGGCAGCGACGGTCAAGGGGCGGGGCCACCGTGATTGACGCTGCGGCGGTGGTGGTGACTGCAACTGGTACGCCAACGGTGGAATACCAGTGGCAAACGGGCGAAATCGCCAATGCTGGCATCTTTGAAGCCGAGTTCCGGGTGACCTATGCCGATGGCAGGGTTGAAACGTTCCCCAATGATGAGTTCATCTCGGTCAAGGTTTCTGAAGATGTCCCGCCAGCGAGTTAGCTCTTGATAGCAACGCTTCGGCATCTGGAAAGCTAGGCCAGAGCGTAAACCCTTGTAACGCATGGCTGGGACCATCAACGGATGACACTAATACCTGACGATCTGCTCTCGATGACGCTGTGGCACCTGGCGTTGTTTCTGCCTGCCTGGGGTGTTCTGACGGCGGTGCCGGGTGTGCGGCGCTGGATGCGGGGGAGGTTGGAGCCGTGAGCGGAGAACAACAGACTTTTGAATCAGTTGCGCAGCCAGGATCGCAGAGCGAAATAGCCGCTTTTCTAGGAATACTAAAAACGGCCTGTGATCGCTTACATGGTCTTGAAGGCAAACTTGAAACTATTGCTAAAATAGGTTTTAGGCTTGAGGCTGTAGAAAAAGGGCAAGAACAAATTGCAGATAAAATTGACAGATCAGCGCAAGCGCATCAATCCTTACAGGAAAAATACCTAGACCAATCGCATAAACACGAAATTGAAATATTAGCGATCAATGGACGAATAAAAGACTATGAAGAAGTCGCTAAAACGGTTGCTAGGTTAGACAAAAACGTTTCCGCCTATGTGTTGCTAGCCGTTGTTGGGGGGGGCATACTGGGAGCTTTGTTTGCTGGACTTCCTGCTTGGCTGGATCGCATGAAGCATTCTAAAACAGGCACCATGACCCCCCCAGCACTGGTGAGGTGGAGGGGGTGACCCGCTACATAAGCTGGTGTCTTGGGTTTGCCGGCTTCTGCTTACTGGCTAGCGCAGGAGTCGGGGTTCTTGACTGGTGGAATTGCATGAAACATGCTGGCGGCAAAGCCTGTGCTGAAAGCCGCACCGTTGCAATCGTTGCCCTTTCCGGTGCAGCCACCACAGCGCTAGGCATTGCCGTGCCAAACCGCACCCCCGGCCCGTAAAGATGATCCTAGGCGGGCTGAAGCTGAAACGACCGTAGTAACTCTTCCTGCCATGGCACAAGGTCTCTGGGTGACGTGTCCTCCCTAGTCATAATCACCGGCTCAGAATTGATAATTTGCGTCTTGGTGTCGCTGAGCATCTTTACCGTCACCCCAACAACCCCTCGATGGATGCACGGGGCGTTGAGCATCGTGCCACCAGGCAGAAGATCAAAGGCACGGCCCATGATGCCAACATCAGACCTCCCTGGCACAGTAAACACCCGCTGAACATCCCAAGAAAAAGTAGCGGTGGGCACTACTGCCGTCTGGCGTCTGGCTCAGTTTACCGGGAAAGCTGCGCCAGGTGCTAAGCAATGATGACGTGCGGGTTGATCCGTTTGATCTGCGAAGAGCCGCAGGATCCCCCGACGCGGGCGCTGTTTGTTGACGTGCCGCCGTGGCGGGCTGGCATTGCGACGGCGCTGCTGCGAATCCGGGGCTGGCGTGTTGTGTCTCGGTGGCCGCTGTGAAGACACCGGTCTGGCCGCCAGGGATGGTGGGCCCCAAGGTCCGTCCCACCCTGCGGCCTGGCGATCACCACATGATTGCCAACGACATCGCCGAAACCATGACAGGGTGGACGCATGATGGGCGGCGGTTGTGGCAGATCCCATGCCTTTGCCGTGGCCAAGGGGCGGATGCTGAATGGCGTCGGACCGGTGAGGACACCCCTCCGGGGCTTTACCTGATCGGCAAGATTTACCGGGACTACGAAGAGGATCCACGCCCAAGGTTTGCCGCCGATCGTCGCGCCTACGGCTGGTACAGCTTTGATATGGAAGGACAAGAGGGCCAGGAGGGGCCAACAAGCAAGCCGTATCGAGACGGCATCATGGTGCATGGTGGTGGCAGCGCCTGCGGCTGGCCTGGGGCGTGGGCGCCAAGGCAGGACCTGCACCCAACCCTTGGCTGCATCCGGCTGCATAACATTGACCTGCGCGACCGCATCCTTCCGTTAACGCAGCTGGGTCGGATCTGGGTATCGGTGCTGCAGGAGGCGGGCTAGACGCCAGGATCTGGCAGCGGAGGGGGCCCTACGGCTGGCTCGGTAACACCAGTGGTCGCCAGGGTGATCCCGTGCTCTCGGCATAGATGCCGCATCTTGTGCCAGGCGTCGGCGCCGGAGAACGCCTCAACGCAGTGGACGCCAGCGCAAATGCGCCAGACCAAACGCTCGCCGATTTGGATGACCTCCTGAACTGGAACCACTGGGGTGATCATCTGGGAGCATTGCGCCTGTGCTCCAGGTTTCCAGAGTGGCAACGTAAACCGCTAACAACCTCCTCCCTGCTACGCCTCCGACGTGTCAGTAATAGTAATAATATGAGGCGGAAGTGTTCCATCTGTGACCAATTGCCTAAAAGCAGCAATAAACCGGCATTGAGCGGCAGCGTATGCAGAAGTCCATGCTGTTGTTAATGCCACAGCACCCTCTTGAGCTGCTTCTGCGCTAGCTGCTGCCTTGAACGCCATGGCGGCAGCTTTCCAGGCCGCTGGCCTAGTAGTTGCCCAAACAGCTTCCGTTCTAGCCATTTCCGCCCTTGTGCAGCCATCTGCAAGTTCATTATAAGCGTTTTCAGCAATTTTCCAAGCTGTTACTAGATTCGCAAGTGATGCCGCACCCTCCGCATATTGCTCGGCAACATTCAAAATTTGTAAACTACGAGCATCAGTTGGTTGAATTTTCCGTCTTGCGCACCAAACAGCAAATCGGCGCCAGTGATTACTGTATTCTGGTGCTGACTTCAAGCACAAAAGCAAGTCAAAAGCAAAAAACTGTAAACCGCAAAATTCGACTTTGTCTGCTATTTCCAAAAACGTAATTAATTCATCATCGGCTTGCGTTTTACCTAGTGCCTTTAGTGTTCGTTGCCAAAACCCTTCAAAGTTGTGTTGCGAGTGAGTATGTGAATAAATGTGATTAAGCGTGGTTGTCAGTGGGTAATCAGCGGTAGATGCAGTCACGGGTCTAGCTCGTCAGCGATGCGGAACAGCCGATCCGGCGCGAGGGGTTCGTCCGACTTAAGCAGCGCCAGGGCCCTGAAGGATTGAGCGACGGCCTCGTTGAGGGTTGGGCTGTCTCTGAAGGCGGCCAGGATTGCCAG